TGTAGCTCAGTCCGGTTTAGAGTACGCGTCTGGGGGGCGTGGGGTCGGAAGTTCGAATCTTCTCATCCCGACAAATGAAAATCAAGCACTTGCGATTCCGTGAGTGCTTTTTTTATATGTATCCCACCGTGACGCGTACCCGATTTAAACCGATTTAAACCGATATAACCGCAGCTTTGTCTGCAAATATTCTGCAAATATGGCTACAATAAGATTATACTTAGACACGCGAAGAGCTAAACAGAATGGCGAGTTCCCGATCAAGATCGTGATAAAACACCGCAAGGACATTATGATTAACACCCCATACTCGGCAAATAAGAAAGAATGGAGGAATAACCGACTCACGAAAGCAGTACCCAACTTCAAGGCAAAGAATGCAAAGATAACAAAGATGATATCCGACATAGAGTCAAAGCTACTCGATCTGGATAGAGATGATAAGCTAACTGCATTGTCGGATAAACAGCTAAAACAAATACTTCAAACGAAAAGAAGCGACAAACCCTCTTTATTTCTTCAGACATTCAAGAAGTACACGGATACACGCAAAGCAGAACAAACACGATATCTCTATGATAACACTCTCAAAAAAATATTAGAGTTTGATCCCGCACCAACTTTCGAAAGCATAAACTTTGAATGGCTGGAAAACTTCGATGCACATTTAGCCCAGCAGGGAAACGCAACAAACACTCGTGCGATTGAAATGAGGAACATCAGAGCCGTTTTCAACTACGCATTGAAGACAGATGCCACGAACATCTACCCGTTCCGTAAATTCGATATAAAGAAAGAAAAAACAAGACACAGGGATTTAGAAATAGAGGAAATACACGAGATAATAAAATATGATGGAAAATGGAAGCACTTCACAGATTGCTTCATGCTGTCCTTTTATCTTGTTGGAATTAATTTGAAAGATCTATTGTATGCCAAAAAAACAGACGTGAAAAAAGGAAGGCTCGAATACTATCGTAACAAAACGGGGCGGCTTTATTCAATCAAAATAGAACCAGAAGCACGAGAAATAATAGACCGGTACCCGGATAGTGAATATTTAGTTTCTTTCTGCCGTATGTATAAAAACTACGATGGATTTAAAAGAGCTATAAATTACGCTTTGAAAAAAATAACAAACCAAGAAGGAGAGATCATAGATGAAAATATGTCCACATATTATGCCCGGCACTCGTGGGCGACAATCGCGTCAAAAATCGATATCCCTAAAGACACAATTTCAGAATCACTCGGGCATGAGTACGGATCCAAAATAACCGGCATATATATCAATTTCGATATGGAGAAAGTTGATCCGGCAAACAGGAAAGTTATTGATGCTATCGTTGAGCCAATAATAAAACCAAAGAGAAAAAGAAAAACCAAAAAAGAAACACAAAGTTAAAATATGCAAACAGGGTAATACACGAGATACTTATTATATATATATATATTGTTTATCTATACTACTAATGCTTTATTAAAATTTGATAGGGCAAAACAAGTGCTTCGTCAAAATTTGATAGAGCAAAACGGGTGCCCTATCAAGTGCTTTATTAAAAAATGACAGGGCAATTAATGTAACTTAACAACGAATTAACAAGAAAAAGGCACCCGATCTTCACAAACCGAATGCCGCAAAACTAAAATCAAAAATATAAATTATTCTTCCTTGGATACTTCTCCCGCTAACTTAGCATACATAGCAGACCTGATATCGCTATCTTTCTGCTCATCATCGTTCAGTGGGCGAGGAACAAATAATTTAAGAACATCAAGCTTTAATTTAGCCCGCTTGTCCGCATCTTCTACCATGTCAATATCATTGAAGAATTCGTCTATATACTCAACCTTGCTGACTTTTTCGTAGATAGCCTTACGAACATCGAACTGAATCTTATTCTTCGAACCTTTCGGTCTACCAGCAGGGTTATTAGTTCTCCCTTTCGGCAAGCCAACCTTTTTCTTTGCCGTGGTCTCCTTCTTCGCTGTATTTTCCTTTTTATTTGTCATAGCCCCTGTTTGTATATCAACAAATATCAACAAAATAAAATAGACTCTCAAATACCCCGTCATTATTTAATTCTATCAACCGATTAGGCATTTATTATTTACGTTATTTGCTTCATTATAACCCCAAAAAGTAGTGATATGGATCCCATTACAATAGGTTTAGGAGCGGCCGGTTTGGCAACTTCACTCTTCGGAGGATGGAAGGCAGGTAAGGAGCGTGAAAAGATGGATGCGAAGATAGGGGAGCTCGAAAGAGACAACAAGGCATTCTACAACGCTAACGCACTTGGTGACTACACGCAGAGAGCGGATGCGCAGAATGTTATCAGACAGATGCGTAACCAGCTTGACAGACAGACAAAGAGAGCTAACGACACTGCGGTAATCACCGGTGCCACGCCAGAAGCTACAGCATTACAAAAGCAGGGAGCAAATGAGGCACTTGCGGGTGCTACAGCTCAAATTGGCGCGATAGGGCAACAATTCAAAGACAGGGTGACTGACAGGTATCTGAACAGAAAGGACAACTACGCTATGATGCGATTGAATCAATCAGAAGGAGCTGCACAAGGCTACGAAGGGTTAATGCAGAGCGGACTGAATGTTATGTCGGGTGCCTTGGGTGGATTGACTGGAGGCTTCAACAAAAAGAGTAAGCCACCCGGCAAAGTTGGCAACGCTTCCACCACGCTCAATACGGATCCACTCTCCCCATTAAAGAATCTTGGCGGCATTATTCCTAATCACACGTAATCATGATATCAGTAAAACAAATACTCGAAGAGGAAAGGCGAAAAACAGAAGAGCCGGTAACAGCTCCTGTTGTTACTCCTGATGAGAATGTACAAATACAACAGCAAGAAGGAACTGTACCAAAAGGAGCGATTGAGAGCAGAACCAACCGCTACGTGGGACAACTACTCACAAACAAGGAGAACGTCCGGCAGGGCGCACCTAATCAAGCCGAGCAGGTTGTTTACGACAATAAACCGGAGAGCTGGAATGACGAGCAATATGAAGCAGTTCGCGGGCTTGGTTATACCGACGATCAGATAGCGCAAATGTTTAGCGGCCCTGATCCTCAAAACCTAATGAATGGAATATTCTCAAGCATTTTCAAGAATAACACGCCTGAACCACGGGTACCGGATGAAAAGACGCTGAAAAGACAGAGAGCTATCGCGGGCTTAGGAGATACCCTCTCTCTTGTATCGCAAATGGCCGGTTCCGCAATGGGAGCAAGACCTCGTGAAAGAAAATGGGAAGAATCAGCTACAGCACGCCTCAATGCGAATCAAAAGGAGCTGTATGAAAAATACCTCGCGGAGAGTGATCGATACAACAGAGGGCTTGTAAATGCACACATGCAGGACTATCTACAGGGCAAGCAGGACTGGATGCAAACAAGAAGTAATATACAGAATGCACTTCAATCTGTTAACGAACAACGAATCAAACAGGCAGAAAAAGAACAGAAGGATGCGATCGAACGTGAGAAGCTCGACATAAGCAAGCAGAATGCAGAATCAATGAGGTTGAAGCGTGAGCACGATATGAAGATGTCAGAACAGAATGCTGCAACTCTATCCGCTTACAGGCAGTCACAGATCAACCGCAACAATGCAGAAACATCAAGGAAGGTATCAAGCCTGTCTGGGAAGAAAGCAGATGCTACCTTTTATCTCAACTCAGAAAAAGGAGATCCAAATGCTCATGTAGACCAATTCGGAAGATCTATTGTTGAGTACAATCTAAGCAAAGACGAAGTGTTTTCACTTGCACAAGAAGCAAAAAAAGATCAGGAATTCATGGAGAGAAACGGGCTTGTACTCTCGCGTCCGGATGCACTTGGCAGCGGATCATGGAAGTATTCTCCTGATGACGAAATTGCACTCGCGTACGTACAGGAAATGTACAACAAGCAATACCAAGAAGCAAAACAAGGACAAGCGCAATACCCACAAATAGCAATACCAAAGCCGAAATGGAATGAAAGTCAGGATATATGGCAGGATCCGCTCGATACTCCACCATATGAACAGCAGAAGCTTGAAGAGCAAGACGAGTGGGATAACTTTTTAATTGACTGAATAAACATACATTGATATGCCTATTTACGAAAGCAACGGGAAAAGATATAGCATACCGGAAGATAAAGTAAATGACTTCCTGAAAGCACGGGAAGGCGCTAAGCTGGTTGATGAAACACCGTTTTATCTAAGCAATCAACAACCACAAGGAGTAAGCAAACCAGCGGTAAAACAACCACAGCAGCCGAATGTTACAGTACAGGAAGAGCCGCAAGAAAGCACTATTGATATGTCTAACCTGTTCTCGAAGCACGTTGCTCGGGGTAATGCATTTGACAATGTCGAGGGTGGTATTTCACTACGTGATACTGCCAAGGTTGGGCATCTCGGACGGAGCAATAATCAGGGGGGCATACCGGATGCTATGAAAGATGCTTACCAGAACTACAAAAGCGGTGAGCAGTTTAAAAGCAGTATTCAGGATCAACTCGAAGCATACCGCATTGATAATCAAGGCAAATTACAGGATAGGTATAAAGACTTACAGGCACGTGAGCAGGAGTATGAGAGAACTAAGTCAGGATTTCAAAAGCTTGCCACAGCAGGATCAGCAAGAATGAGCGACAGGGCTTTAATACAGCTTGACGAGGACTACTCCAACTACAAGTTTGCGTCCGACTACATTAACGAAGCACAACAATTAATTTCCAACGTTCAGGATGAAAAAGGTATCCTAAAGGGTGTAGGTGATGCCATATTCGATTATGACACATGGATATTAGGAATTGAAAACACTCGCAAGAACGCATACACTAACACGGCAATACAGAAGCTTGAGAGGGGTGAAGAACTCACAGATAGTGAGAACGCTCTTCTTGATGCTATGGCTCTCAATCTTGCAGCAAGTGCCTACTATGGCTCTGATCTTAAAAGACAATACAACTGGGGGCAGATAGCAGGTGAATCACTTCCGTTCATGATGGAGTTCATTCTTAATCCTTTCGCTAAAATGGGGAAAGGTGTAGGAAAAGCAATTGCAAAATACGGAATAAAACGATTTGGCAAAAAGGGTGCAGGCGCACTCGCAACACGTGTGGGCGGCTCACTCGCGAGTGATATTGTTGGAGCCAGCGCAATGGTCGGAACCACGGGGTTGCCACGCACATTTGGTGATGCAGCAAGCAGGCATTCAGGTGATGCTTATTACGATGTAGATGAAGAAGGGAAGATAGTATTCGGAGGCACGGAGGGAGCCGTGGATCCACTCGAAGCAATTACCAATGCATTCCTATCGCAAGGTATTGAATACTTTTCTGAGATGACGGGTGAACGTTTCTCGGAGGTTGGAAGATTGATAGGAAGAAGCCCGGCACTCAAAGGAATCAAAGCTACAGGATTTGGTCGAGCGATGACTAAATTCAATAGATCACCTGTTGTTAGAGAGCTTAGAGGGCTTGAGAAACGTGGTCAATGGTCGGGCCTTATAGGTGAGTGGTACGAAGAGAGAGTAGGTACTATGCTTAACTCATTATTCGTTGGTGACTCACATTTGTCGGATCTATATGATTTAGAGCAACAGGTCGACACATTTATGGGACTATCCCTCACAGGTGGCCTCATGGGTGGAATCCGGACGACTGGTTATGCAGCAGACAGGGCGCAATCCGCAAAAAAATTACGCAGGACAGATAGAACAGCATCATCTTTATTCCCCAACTGGGACAAAATGAAGTCACAGATCGAGGGGATGACTTTAGCAGAAAGGAAAGCGTCTATACTTGATATTGCTATCTCAAAAGATATACCAGGACCGGCAAAAGCAGCATACACGGACTACGTGGGTGCAAAGAACTATCAAGACGTTCTTTCAGGAATCAAGGAAGAAAGCAATAAAGAAGAGTTGATCGATACCCGGCAAAGAATTAATCAGCTGGTAAATACAGCCGTTAATCCTCAAACAAACAGTATCATTATAGCCAATGTTCCAGGTGCGAAAGAAGTTCGTCTATACGGGGATATAGTACTCAATGAAGATGGCACAATCAACGAGATAGACAGCGGCAGCGTATTTTACACCGCTGAGGACGGGAAGAGGCACGTTGTGTCTCCCAAGTTTGTAGAGATTTTAGAAAACACACCTGCAGATCAGGCAAAAGAAGAAACCTTAAATATTGTAACGGAAGAAATTGCAAACAGGCAAGCCAATGAAGCGGTAAGGCCTTACGAAATCGGAGAGGTTGTAACATTCTCTACTGACGGGAAAACATCCCTTCTGGGGCAAGTAAGTGGACAAAATAAAGATGGCACATACCATATTGCTGTTGATGGCATGCCGGAACCACTTGCGATTGAACCAAGAATGATTATTCCAGAAGATAATATCAGGGGGATCGAAAATGGCATGCAGGTGCAATACAGGGATCAAGAAGGGAATATCCATACCGGTATTGTCAATGATGCATTCGGGCTAAGACAGCAGGGATTAATAGATATAGATGGTAATATGGTGCCAACAACTGATATTATCCCGATTGACGAAATGACAGATATTGAAGCCGAAAATGAAGCTTCTCCGATAGCCGAAGCCGACAATATGCAAGCAGAAGTAGAAGAAACAGAGCAAAACGACACGACACCAGAACAGCAGGCAGAAATACAAGCACAACTGCAAGCCGAACAGGAAAAACAGGCATTCATGGACTCTCTCCCGGTATTCGAAAAAGGGAAAAATCAAGGGGAGATAGACCAGTCAAGAATGACACCTGAGCAGAATGTTCAGTACTTTGAATACACCTACGGAAAAGAGAAAGCGTTGCAGGCAGCAGAGAAGCAGGTGGACAACCTCAAGAAAAGACTCAAATCCGAACGAACGAAGCTTGATAATGATCCGTTTAACATTAAGCAAAACCAAAAGGTTGAAGACATTCAGACTCAATTGGATGCCTATTCTAACTACGTTAATCAGGAGAAACAAAGGCTGACAGAGGAAAACATCAAAAGTACACCGAAATCCTCTATAGCCGAAGACAGGCAAGCCAGAAGCGAAGATATAAGGCAGGAAGAAGCCGGTGCAACTGGTCAAGCAGATCAGTCCATCATTGAGAAGTGGAGTAACGCAGAAAAGATAGAGGGAATCGAAGATGTTATCACTCTATCAAATGGTGAGAAAATTGAAGGCAGGTATGTACTTACAACGGCAGATGCACCTTCACCAAGCCATGATATCGAGAGAAACTTCGCGAAAACGGTCGGTTTCCCAGTTAATGAACAGGGAAATACTGTTAATGACAGAGATTACGAGGCTGATCTCACGGCACAAACACTTGTACAGCAGAGAGCAAACAACTATGACGAGAGAGCGGTACAAACACCCGTGGTTGTTAGTCAGGATGGCGTTGTCTTATCAGGGAATGACAGAACAATGGCTGGACAGATTGCAGCAATAAACGGCACGGATGGCGCATACACGAGCTACATTGAACGATATGCCAATAGGTGGGGGTTCACACCAGAACAAGTGCAATCAGTGCAGAATCCGCGCATTGTGTTCGTTCCTAATAATCCCATGCCGTACAATACAGCGACGTTCGCTAAATTCAATGCAGAAGAAAAGAAAACGCAGAACTCCCTTGAAGCAGCCATAAAAGCGAGCAAAAGCATTTCAAGAGAAGTTGTTATTCCGTTAGCAGAGACCATCGAGAATTTCGACAAGCTTACTGATTTCTATAGCAGTGCACCTGCAATCAAGAAAACCATCGATGCACTACTGCAGAATGGAGTGATCCAGCCTAACGAGCTGCCTCGATTGATGGATGGCAACTTGTTGAGTGCAGAGGGGAAATCGTTCCTTGAAACGATAATGTTAGGGTCTGTCCTCGGTGAGCAGGCACTCAGAGAAGTAGACCAGATGCGAAGCGTAAGACAAACCCTTATGCGGACCATGCCTCAACTGTTCAGGAACTCTTCATTGAAGGAATACTCTTTAATGGGTGAGCTAAACAATGCAATCCATCTGCTGTATGAAGCCAAACAAAATGGAAGCACCATCACCCTGCACCTAAAGCAGGGCAATCTGTTTGAGCTTTCAGCGGAAGAGGTATATAGTGAAACTGAAAAATTGTTATCTTTGATGCTCGAGGGCGAAAAGGATACTACTTTCAGAAATATCTTTGAAGCGTTCAATAAAAAAGCAGTATCTATTGAATCCGGGCAGGTGGATCTTTTCGATGGTATCATGGAAAAGCCTGATTTATTAAAACAAATACTTGAAATATATGGACAGCAAGAAACAGAAAGCAGTGAACAAGCTGAATCTCCTGATGGAATCGATAGTCGAAGTGAAGAGCGAAGAGAAGAACAGCGACCAGAAGAGCAATCAACAGACGAAGGAACAGGACAACAGCAAGAAGTAGAAGAACCGGACAGCTACATTCAAAAGACTGTTAATAGATGGGTAGACCTTTACGAAAAGGGAGAGTATGAGGAAATATTTGATGACGTGGTGTTCAACAATGTTGATGCGAATAGGCCATACATCAAGCCATTCGAAGAAAGAGTTGGTATAACCATACCTGATATTTCTACCAAGAAGAAGAAAAGGGACTTCATTAAATCGCTTAGGGAGAAACCCATTATCAACATTGTTGAACACGCTAACAATGTTGTCAAGAATGAAGAGATCCGTGTAGAAGCCGACAAGACAGATACTAAACCATCAGAAGCACAAAAGAAAGCCGGGAACTACCGTAAAGGCCATGTAAACATCCAGGGTTTCGATATAACCATCGAAAACCCGGCAGGATCCGTTCGCTCCGGTGTGAACCAGGACGGAACTGAATGGAGTAACACAATGCAAAACCATTACGGTTACTTTAAAAGAACAAATGGCAAAGATGGCGACCAAATTGATGTTTTTGTAGGTAATAAGCCCGAAAGCAATCATATATTTGTTGTAGATCAAATCAACACCGAAACCAAAGAGTTTGACGAAAGCAAGGTTATGCTCGGCTTTGATACCTTGCAGGAAGCTAAAGATGCCTATCTATCGAACTACGAGGAAGGATGGCAGGGATTAGGGTCCATCACAACAGTTGATGTTGATACATTCAAAGAATGGGCAAAAGATAGAAAATCACAAAGAAAGCCCTTCAGTGAATACAGAGATGTCCAATCCAAACAAGTACCAAAAGAATACGGTGCAGAGAACAAAGGAGTAACTACCGAGCAGTACGAAGAGCTTAAGCAGCGTATGAGGGGCTTGCTTAACAACCTGAACGTGGGCTTTAATCCTGAAATATTTACCATAGGGGCGCAAATGGCAGCCTACCACATGGAGGCAGGCGCACGAAAGTTCGCGGACTACGCAACCAGAATGATTAATGATTTAGGTGAAAATGTAAAGCCTTACCTGAAATCATTCTACGAGGGCGTGCGTGCAATGGGCAATGAGTACGAGGGCATGGACTCCTATAAGTATGTAAAGGATTTTGATGTTGAAAGTTTAGGCAAGGAAGTACAGAAAAAAACAGAAGAAAAACAAACTGATAATAAAAAAGATGATGTACCTTTGAGGAAAGGACCTCAACAGGGATCACTATTTGACAACGTAAATACAGAAGAAGATGGAAGCAGACAACAAACAAACACCCGAGCAGATAATAGACAGTCTGAATCTGACAGAGGAAGACTTCCCGAATCTGAACAGGTACCAGAGCAAGGAGTATCTTCTGAGGACGCTTCAAGGACTGGCGAAAGCGAGCGGATGCTCACTGAAAGCGGCAGCGGTCAACCTCGAACACGACATGAGCATGACGTAAGCAGGGAGTACTCCAATGAAGAAATACACGGCATTGTATCATCAGTAACCGAGATAAAAGACGGCAAAGTTGAAATAACCGGCGAGATTACCGATGATATCAAAACCATCGCGGGAAGATACAAGAGCGGTGGTGTTGCAAAAGAAGGCAGGGGAGTACTCGATGAATATTACACGAGTGAAAGGATAGTTGATGCAGTAGCAGAAATACTATCAAAATATATTAAACCTAATACTAATACACGTGCATTAGAGCCAAGCGTGGGAATTGGCAACTTCATAGATGCGCTGCCAAACAAAGGCGAGATTGTTTCCTTCGAGATAAACGAAACAACAGCACGAATAGCGAAAATACTTCATCCGAACATAGAGGTTAATCTTCGTCCGTTTGAAACAGAGTTTATCGATGAAAAGGGCAATAAAAAGCCAATGCCATCGAAGTACGATATTGTCGTTGGTAATCCTCCCTACGGACAACACAGAGGTAAATACAAGGGATTAGGTGAAGAAAGCAGAATCAGCAGGTACGAAGATTACTTTGTGAAAAGAGGCCTTGATGTACTTAATGAAAACGGTATTCTCGCGATGGTCCTTCCAAGCGGATGGATGAATCGCAATAAGCTTGAAAATGGATATAGAATACTGGATGCCTACAGGCTTCCTACCGGCGTGTTTGAAGGCACTGACATCGGCACTGATATTGTGGTGCTGCAGAAAGACTCAAAGCATAAATCTAAAGAAAATCACAACTACTTTGATAGCAATCCGGCGAACATATTAGGTGAAACCAAAGAGAGAAAGAATCGCTTTGGCAGAATGGAAGAGTACGTTGATGGAGACATTGACAGTGCGATGGATGCGTTAAGGCAAAATGAGGCAAAAAAGATCGCCTCCGATCTACATATTGAACCAACTCGGGACAATGTAAATGAAATTGACGAAGCGGTTAAAGAGGCTACAACAAGCGATGGGGCGAAAAAGGTAGTAAGGGCTACAAGAGCAAAGAAAAGCACTGCTACAGCACCCGAGAGTGGCAAAATAGTGATTACACCGAGTCAGCTAAAGTATGAATTTAAAAGGGGCGATGAAGTTGTACCGGCAGCTGATCAATTCCCGAATAAATTCAGCAAAGAGGAATCGGATGCATTTAGGGACACCGACTATTCAGGGGTATTCAAGAATCCCGAAAAACACCGGAGATATGCAAATTACTACGCGGGTAAATGGATGCATGACTTCTATTACGCGGAAGGTAATATATACGACAGGCTTGAGCAGTTAGAGAGGGATAGGGATAATATTAGCAAAGAGCAGTACGACAAGCAGAGACAAATGCTGCAAGATGTTCTTCCAGATCAGAAAACACTGGGTGAAATTAATATTAATCCGAACACCGCGTTTGTGAAGAACCTTAATCTTCCATCTTCTGAGAGTGAAAAAAAATCATTGCAAGACCGGTTCCTTGAGTTTGCCGGGAATCTCCCGAGAGACGCATTTGGCAGCTCTAACTACTGGGAAGTTAGATCGTATGTTCTCAACGAACAGGTGTATGGCCAAGACAAGGCAAGAAACCAGCTTGTACGCGAAAGAAGAAAGAGAGTAGGCAAAGATTTGTTCCATAAGTTCCTGAGAGAAGAGCTTACGGATACGCAGAGGAAACAAGTAGAATATGCATTCAACAGGGAGTATAACGCTGTTTATAGACCAGACTATGCAAAGGTGCCAATGTTCTCAAGCATCCATAAAAACTTTAGAGGGAAGCCTTTCGAGCTTACAGAGGTGCAGAAAGCCGGTATCGGTCGCATGACCGTAAAAGGCGTTGGGGTGCTGGCCCATGAAGTTGGGTTTGGAAAAACACTAAGTGCTATTCTCTCCATGCATGAAGCGATGGATAGGGGATATACTAAAAAACCTCTTATAGTAGTGCCAAACGACAGCATATTGAAACAGTGGGTTGAAACAATAAATGACATCCTCCCGGAAGCGACGGTGAATGTGCTTGGAAATTTAGGTGTAAAATACAATCTCGATAACTTCAATGTAAACGATGGGGAATACACTATTGTAACGTATCAAGGATTTAAGAAGCTATCCTTTAGGAACAATGTTTACGACAAGCTTGCCCAAGACTTTCATTATATTTCTGACACAGATCTTGATAAACAGAAATCGACACGTGAATCGGAGAAAGAAAAAGCCGATATTCAAGAGACAGTTGGTAAAATGCAACGTCAAGGATCGTACAGTTTCGAGGATGCCGGGTTTGATTACCTTACATTTGATGAAATCCATAACGCCAACCACATTGTAGGCAAAGTGCAAATTGACCGAAAAGACCATTCGGATTTCAGGAGTCAATCACAAAACACGTCAGATTTAGGCATTAAAACGTGGGTGGCCGCACAGTACATTCAGCAACAGAACGATGGTAGAAACGTACTGTTATTAAGCGCGACGCCGTTCACCAATAAGCCACTCGAATACTACTCTATCTTGTCGCTCGTGGCAAATTCGACATTGAAACGTATGGGCTTCTACCAAGTGGATCAATTCTTCGAGACATTCATGGAAGCTGATAACGATCTTGAAATTGCTGCCAACGGCAAAGCACAACAAAAAACCAATGTTCGCAGGTTCAGGAATAATGGTCTGTTTAACCAGCTTCTTGGAGAATACATTGACATTAAAGGCGAGCAGGACAACCCCGATCTTGTAAGACCGGAGAGGATCAACAAGGAGTACAAAATACCGCAGAACAATCTCACGCAGGATGCACTTGCGCAAGCACAGGCATTATTGGAAGATGGAGAGACTGTATTGTCAGGGTTAACTCAATCGAGACTGATAGCTTTCTCCCCTTACGCTTCGTACTTGTCTAACGAGTCTCCACAGTCACATAAAGAGTTTGTTGAGAATAGCCCCAAGATACATGGCACGATTAAGCTTATAGAGCAGAACAGAAAGGACAACGCGGGTGCCGGGCAGATCGTATATTCTGAATTAGGGGTAGATTTCTTTCCATATATCAGGGATTACTTGATAAACGAAAGCAAATTTAAAGCCAGTGAAGTAGCAATAATAGCGGGGTCCACTTCTGCAACAGAAAGGACAAGAATACAGAGTGAATTTAACAAAGGCGCCATAAAAGTTATTCTCGGTTCACCGGCAATCAAAGAAGGAATGAACCTTCAGGAGAATACAACAGATATGTATATTCTTTCCCTACCCTATAACTTCACACAACTAAGGCAAGTAGAAGGTCGTGGATGGAGGCAGGGTAACACTTGGCAGAATATCAGGGTAAACTACATGCTGACCAATGATAGCGTTGATATTTTCATGCTTCAGAGGCTTCAAATAAAACAAGGGCTCTACAACGAAGCAATGAGGCAGGGGGCAGAGACCATAGATGTAAGCGACATCAATACAGAAGAGCTAAAGAACGCGCTTATAACCAATCCCGAAACACGTGCAGACCTTGAGATAACAGTCGAGAGGAACAGGCTCGAAGCAGAAAAAGAGCGTATAAATGCCGACCTGGCATTTATATTGAGGAAGCACAAAAAGTTCAACGAGTTACGGTCAACGGTTGATCAAAAGAGGGAGAGTGTTAGAAATTACGAGAAAAACGCGGAAAAAGACAGCTGGTGGAACGGGTATGTTGAAAGAGAAAAAAGGAACCTGTTAAAATACGAGAATGATCTTCAAGAGGAAAAGTTGAACATAGAGAAAAAGGGTGTTAACGTTGATGATATTGATAATCAAATTGAAAAATCAAATGCTCAAATACAATCCCTCGACAATGAGATAGAAGGATTAAAAGATGAATACACCAAGCTGGTAGATAAGTATAGGAAAGAGAGAGAAGAGCTCTCAAAAGAGAGTGGTAACCTTCTTGAAAGCCACCTACAAGAGAGAGCCAATGAAAACAAAGGAGGATTCTATGAAAAAAGAGACAACACACTCTTCCGCTCTAATGATTCTCGTGAAGCTTATGCTGAAAGAGAGTGGAATCGAGCAAAGAATGCAGCAAATGAAATAGCTTCCCGTTTGGGTGTAGAGATTGATATCCTCGAAACCACCGATGGGCTTACCGGAAAGAAAGCGGAAGCCAAGGGATGGTATGATCCTGAGACGGGGAAGATAGTCATCGTAATGCCAAACCATAGGAGTTCAGGTGATGTTCAAGCCACATTGCTACATGAGACGGTGGGGCATCATGGCTTACGTGAGCTGTTTGGTGAACACTTTGACACTTTCTTGGATAATGTGTTCAACAATGCTGACGAGGGCATCCAGAGAGCCATACGCAATATAGAAAAAGAGCAGAGGCTTGACAGAAGAACCGCCACGGAAGAATACCTTTCGTGGTTAGCAGAAGACGGCAGCCTTCTGGAAGGGGATGGAATGAGAAGCTGGTTCGGCAAGGTAAAGCAATTCTTCCTCGATATGTTGGCCAAGGTAGGGATAAATCTTGATTTCAGGTTATCGGATAATGAATTACGATATATCCTTTGGCGAAGTTACCAGAACTTGGCAAATCCGGGAAGGTACAAGACCCCCTCGGATCAGGCAAGGGATTCAGCGATGCAATCAGAGCTTAAAGTGGGGAGTTTTGCGGAAGTAGAACATATCGAGAATGAGGTAGCAGATCTAAGATTCCGAATGACGCAACCTCCACGGAATGTTTCAGAAGCCGCAGAAGCCGCAAATTCAAGCATGACCGAGCAATTAAGACAGGAGTACGACAGGAAGTACAGCAAGTTTGCCACACGATTCCGAGAGGCATGGGAAGACATGTATCTTCCGGTTAAACAATTCTTGGATGTATTAAGAGGGAACGGTATTGAAGTTGCAGAGTATAACGACTTCTATAAGCAAGCTACAGCACTGTCAGGTAAGAATGATGCACAACTGGATCATTTCAGAAAGGCATTCCAAAAACCAATTACAGAGCAAATAAGCAACCTTGAAAAGCTCGGTTTCGAGTACCGAGATATAGAGAACTATGTTTTTGCCAAACATGGACTTGAACGTAATGACTTCATGGCAAAACAGGAAGCAAGAGATCGCTATGCAAAAGACATTCAGGACCTGCAAAAAGACTACAAGGATGGCAAGATCGGTGAGGAAGAGCTTGAAATGGGCATAGATGCTATAAATCTACAGATAGAAGATCGTTATGAGCATCTTTTGGAGACAAAGGACTATTCAGGTATAACAGCACTTGAAGAAGAATTTGACAAGACAGCTGAAGAGTACATAACTGAATTTGAACAAAAAGCCGAAGAAGAAAACATAGCCAAGTTATGGGATGCAATCAAAAAAGCAACCGATTACACGCTTGAAAGGCAGTACAAGTCCGGAATGATCAAGAAGGAAACCTTGGATGAGCTTAGATCGAGGTATGATAACTATGTTCCATTACGCGGACATGATGAAACAACAGCAGAGGATCGTTGGGATTATACACCCGATATGGGTACATATTTCTCCGCTCCACTGTTGAAAGCACACGGTAGAAGATCAAGGGCAGAGAGTCCATTTGCATACATAGAGCAGATGGCCCACTCGGCTATTACATGGGGAAATAAGAATGATCTTAAACAGACGATGCTGAGACTGGCACGCACTGACACAAAAGGTTTAATGAGTGCTTCCCAAACATGGTACCGAAACATGGGAACCAAGGAGGATCCGAGATGGGAACAGGTTAGTGCCGAATACAACGAGAATGTAGATCAATACCTGCAAAATCAGCGTGACTTTGAAGAGCAAATGCGAGAGCTTCATGCAGAGGGAATGGCATTCCAAAGTGGTGCGAGAAAACTTGATATCGGAGGAATATTTATCAAGCCAAAACAGGCAGAGCAGCATGAGCTGCGTGTGTACCAGAACGGAACAAGTTACACTGTTTACATTAACGCTAACCCCGCGGTTGCACAGGCAATAAACGGATCTAACAGGAAAGATAAATCGAAGAGTTTAGGCGCATTTAGCACTGTTACACGAAACATGGCCGCGAACTTCACTACTCGCAATCCACTTTTCGTGATGACTAACTTATCGAGAGACTACATTTTCGCATCATCCATATTAACAGTAAAAGAGTCTCCGGCTTATGCAGTTAAGTTTCAAAGGAACATTCCTAACGCAATGGGGTCATTGCAGAGATACGTAAGAGGTAAGCTCGATATGACTAACCCGAACGATGTAATGATGTATGAATACATTATGAATGGAGCCAAAACCGGTTTCTCCAGCATCTTCGAGCTTGATAGGGTTGCAAAGAAGCTGAAGCGTGAAGCCGAAAAAGGGAACAAGAAAAAAAGTGCTCTTGATTACGGGAGAAATGTTCTTGATGTTGTGGATTCATTAAACGAAATAGCAGAAAACATGAGCAGACTTTCGGTTTACATAACATCAAGGAAGGAGGGTAGATCAATTACACAGTCAGTGCATGATGCAAAGAACGTAACAGTCAACTTCAACCAGAAGGGCGCAGGTAGGAGTGCGGCAAAGAACAGGTTTGAAGCATTCATATTTAATGCTTCAAGTTATGTGAGGCCTCTTTACCTATTTAGTAATGCAGCTATACAATCATTGAGCAATTTCTCAAAGGTCGCAGTCAAGAACCCTAAAGGAATGTCAGCACTTGTAGCCTCTTATGCACTTAGTGGATTTATTGCACCGTTCCTTGCAGGGTTAATAGGTGGTGATGATGGAAAAGAGGACTACATGAAGCTATCGGACTGGGAGAGACAAAACAACTGGTGTATTTGGCTTCCAAATGGATTTGTAAAAATACCTCTTCCCCATGAGTTGAGGGTTTTCCACAGAATGGGTGACAATATCTACCAAGCTGCATTCGAAAACAGAGACATTTTCCAAACACTACTCGATGTTTCCATGGGATTTAGCGACTTGCTACCTGTCAATCCTTTGGGAGCCACGGATGCGAGCTGGGCAGAACTTGCACCAGATGCTATCAGACCATTCGTTCAACTCGTACCCAATACCAATTTCATGGGAAGCAGGATATATGATAAATGGGCAAGGAAGCACGCACCCGGATACCAAAAGGTTAGAACAAACAAAAAAGGAGAACCTTATGCACCAAAAGCATTAATAGGTATATCGAAATGGATAGACAACACTACCGGTGGTGATGGGGTTAAGAAAGGCGTTATCAGCCCTCCTAATCCAGATATAGTGCATCATTTAGCAAGAGGGTACTTCGGTGGCTTGTATACATTAGCAGAACAAGGGATTAATATTATCGCGCAAGCATACAGCTGGACGCAAACAGGGGATCTTGATCTAAAGATAAGGCAAACACCACTTCGCACCTTCTATGCAGATGCAAACGACTTGAATATACAAGGAAGCGGACTAAATAGTAGGTACTGGAAAGTAACAGATGATATTCTTAAAAGCAGAGGACTAATCAAAGGCTATTCCGATCAGCTCGTGAATGGCGAAATAACGCATGATGCATTTCAAGAAAAGATAAAGGGCTTGAATGTTCCGCTTGTTAACGAGATTAACGACTACATTAAAACAATAAGAAAATACGAGAATGCATTGAAGGAGATGAATTCAGACGAGCAGAAAGAAGCGGAGAGAATCATTTCAGACCTTAAAAAAACAGTTATAGAGTTGGGAAATGGAATTTAATGCAAACAACCAATAATCAGTTATAACACAATTATATTTGCGATATGGCAAAACGCAAGGCAAACATAAATTTAGCGAAGAAGCTGTTTCCAAAGGAAGCGGCTATAGATACCGTAAGGGATGCTAAGAAATGGGGCAACCAAAGGATTGATGTCGTTAAAGATGCATTCGCTGCATGGCACGCTCTTGAACCTCTTAGAGAGCAAGAAAAGCGGAATGAAAGGTACGTTTTTGGTGATCAGTGGGGAGATAAGATGAAAAAAGGTGGCAAGACAATGACCGAGCGAGCCAACATCATTAATCAGGGTAATGCTCCACTTCAAAACAACCGTATCCGGAAGATTACACGAACAGTGGTAGGGCAATTCCAAAACAACCAGACAGAGCCTGTATGTATCGCGCGTGAGCGTGATGAACAGGAGAAGGGAGAGATGATGTCTAATGCCATCCAGTATGTTTACCAGACAAACAAGTTGTGGAACCTTGACGGCCTTGCATTATACAATATGCTGATATCAGGTATTCCTGTAAATAGAAGCGAGTGGGGAAGGCGTGAAGATCGGTGGGATGTTTGGAGCGACCTTGTAAACCTCGAGAGATTTTTTGTTGACAACAACATGAAAGATCCAAGAGGATTTGACTGCAACCTCGTGGGGATGCTGCACGATATGAGTTTAAATGATGTTCTTGCCAAGTTTGCATCGTCAACAGACGACAGGGATAAGATATTAGGATTCTACGGAGGATTGGGGATCCAAAGAGGATTTGATGAATTTACAAGTCGTTTCACGAAAGATAGGTCAGACCTTAATTTCTTCATTCCGGAAAACAACTCGTGTCGTGTAATTGAAGTGTGGCGAAAAGAAAGCAAGGAAAGGATCGAGTATTGGGATACATACACGGGAGACTATCATAAGGCCGAGCTGTCTTACGTTGATACTATTCGCAGGGAAAACGAGCAAAGAAGAATAGATCAAGCTGCAAATGGAGTCGCACCGGAGGATATGAGGCTAATAAAATACAGGTGGTTCGTGGATAACTACTGGTATTTCTATTTCCTTACTCCTCACGGAGAGGTCTTAAAAGAAGGAGAGACGCCGTTCTGGCACAAAACGCATCCATTCACGTTCAAGATGTACCCGTTCTATAACGGCAGGGTGTACCCGTTTGTTGGTGATTTCATTGATCAGCAGCGGTACATCAACCGCTATATGATGCTTTACGACTTTATAGTTCGTAATTCTGCAAAAGGTGTGCTCGTGGCTCCACGTGAATTGCTTGACGAATACACGCAAGAAATGATTCGTGACGAGTGGACGCGCGTGGACGGTATTATCTTGTACAATGCGTCGGCGTTGCAAAAATTACCAAACGCTAAGATCGAGCAGATTAAGAACGCGAGTGTACCGGTTGGAATAACCGAAATGATTGCAATGCAGACACAAATGATGGAAGAAGTATCAGGTGTATCCGGTGCACTTATGGGGCAAGAAGCAAAGTCCGGAACGCCATCATCACTATACCTACAACAGAGCCAAAACTCATCTACATCGCTTACCGAGATCTTTGAGTCATTCAGGGAGTTCAGGGAGTCGAGAGATATGAAAAACATGAAGCTCATCCAACAATATTATACCACTGAAAGGCATATTAATATCAGTGGAGCGGATTCTAACTCAAAGTCCATAACCTATACCCCAGAGCTTGTAAGAGATACAGAGTTTGACCTAACGATTACTGAAAGTACATCAACGGCATCATACAGGCAGATAATAAATGACATGCTACTGCAATTCTGGCAAGCAGGCGCGATTAACTTGAAGCAGATGCTTGAGAATGGTGCATTCCCATTCGCAGATAAACTTCTGCAATCCATAGAGACGGAAAATCAGCAAATGGAGGAAGCCATGACAGAACAAGGGCAGTTAAATGGACAACATTTGCCACAGATTGATCCGGAAGTAGCAAATCAAGTATATGCAAACGCCAATCCTCAAGCTATGGCAATGTTGAATCAAGGAATTAATAGACAATCAGCATGAGTAAATTAGAACCAATATTAGTGCCGTACATGTTTTCCCACGATCATATAATGACCGCAGTCAAACAAGAGTCATCATTGTATGCAGAAAGGAAGCGATCAGAAACAGGTGATGTATTGTTCGATGAGCTTGTTTTCGACGAAGAGTATTTAACTAAATTCAGGGAGTTGTTTTTTGATGCACAGGCGAATGTTCTTGATAGGTATAGCCCTTACTTGAACTATCTGCCTGATCCTCCTGTAGAAATATTCGAGGAAGCGGACTCGGAGAAAAATATCGACTTCACCTTTAGCTTGCTTATGCCATGTGACTACAATCATCATTACAACAAAATGGTGAGCGTTAAGACACGAGAATACATTGAGGCATACATAATGTACCGATGGCTTGAAACAAAGGTACCGCAAGAAGCAGCTATCTATAAAGATAGGGCAGATAGCGTGTTGATTGATGCACGTGCTTACCTTGAAAAGAGAATTGTCAGGAGACGAATGATCGCTGGAAATATGTTCTGATAACCCAAAATAAGACACCAAGAGCGAATGAGATAACATGTACGAAGAAGTTGCTATTCTTCGAAAAAAGCGAAAATATCAACATTAACGCCAGTGAAGCGCAAAACATTATCTTTTGTTCTTTCCTGGCGTTATTTCTTATCACAATAACAAGCAACATCCCAAACATTGCATAGATCATCCCGGAGCATCCAACAGTAGGTAGATCAGGAATAAAAAACAATGATGACACCAATGACGCCATGTAAATAACAGGAAGCAGGACATACCATTTAACACGCCTCTCCAAAGATCCAAAGCTATTTATAAACACGATTGAGTTTATGATCAGGTGAACCCACCCTGCGTGCTGAAAAGCAAACGTCAGATGGGTCCACCAAGGAGATGTTGCAGAAAAACCTAATGAAGTATCAGACAGGAGAAATACTGCAAAAAGTATTAATACAAACAGATATTTAACTATCACCTTTATCATTGCACTTATTTTTGTACTCCTTGTATGCTTCGAGCATACTCATTGAACCGGTTTCTTGTTGAGCTTCTACCTCTATTTTATATAAAAACATTTGTCTTTCCAGTTCTCTCTCATATTGAATCTTTTGTTTTTTCAGCTCATTTTTATGAGCTTCTACTAAACTATCTATTTTACTTTGATAATATCTTTGAAGACTCTCCCTTTCAATGCCTTTCTTATTGAATACACTTTTAAACCAGCTTAATATTTGCTTCATAATTTAATAATTTTAATATGTTATGCTTTTGTTCATTAACTTGTAGTATAGGATTGTAGCGTAATCTTCGCTCAGATAAAAACGCGGGGCGCCTTGCTTGAATATTTCTTTCGCATGCCATGATATTGATTTCCCGTTATTTTCGGATAGTGAAGTTTTATACCTGTTATAGATCTCATTGTGTTTTTCTGCTATATGCGGTATTGATGATGGCACGTACCGGTCAGTGTTCATTTGCAGTATGAGCCATTTTATATACGCGACGGAAGTAAAGAATGAAGAGCATTCGGTCGCCTCTGCCCTAACAGCTATATCTCTCGTGCTAATATATTCCTTCGCTTCACTTCTTATCTTTTCACAGATGTGAAAGAACTCTTCGTTTTTCTCTTTTTTGAGGAACAGCTTCGACATGATTGAAAAAATAATTGATTGCTTACCATCAAAGTAATAGAGTGTTGCTTAAACTTAAAATTAAAACCTGCCAAAGATACTTACAGCAACCAATATAATTAATCCTATCAACCGATTTAGCCCTTATTAATTGCTTTTTTTGTGTAGATATAAATTAATCTATCATAACAAGTTATGCAATATGGATAATGAAGAGAAAAAATCGGTCGAGGAAGTTGCCCAAGACGCGCAAGCTCCACAAGATACAGCACTGCCACCTCAAGAGGAAGCTCCCATAAGGGGAAGAGCTGCAGCTATGGAGAGATACCGGGCTGCTAATCCCGATATCGAAACGGATCCGGAAGATGATGACCTTTATGACTATGCCATATCGCAGGCAGATGACTACAAAGGTAGGTATGACCAGCAAAACGAGATTAATAGCGCACTCTCAGAGAGAATCTCCGAAGACCCACGATTGGGAGCACTTATAGCCGGTATCATGGAAACGGATGAGGAAGGTAATAGAAAGAATCCCGCGTACGTGATGGCAAAGCTGTATGGCAAAGATTTCCTTGAAGATGAAGACTCGATGAAGGCTCTTAACGAAGGTTACGCGGAGTACCTTAATGGCGCCAATCAAACCAAGGAAGCAGGCGAAAAAGCATCTCAGAACTTTATTCAGTCCATGGATGAAGTGGATAAATACGCACAGGCTAATGAATTGGGAGAAGAGCAGGTAGAGGGCTTGCGCCAGGCATTAGTGCAAGCTGCGGATGATATGCTTAACGGTATTTTTTCATCAGCATTCATCGAGACGGTCGCGAAGGGCATAGCTTACGATGCAGACGTACAGGAAGCAGCCGACACTGGATTCGTAGAAGGTAAAAACACGAAGATTGAAGCAAAGATGAAAGAAACGCCTGATATCCCGAGCATGGGTGGCACAAGCAATGTGCAGCGGGATGTCACACCTCCCAAGCCAGAGAAAAAAGGAAGCTTCTTCGACGAGATGGAGACAGTTAGTTAAGGAACACAATAAACAACCAAATTAAAACAGGATTATGAAAAAGTATTTACAGAAAATGGAAGGTTCAGGAATATTGATGTTCCTGATAATTGCTTTGCTTGCCATCTTTGGTATTGCAGATGCAGGGGTAATGACAGCTGATGTTGTCAAGCCAACTGATGGAGGCGCGATAGATATTAGTCCGGACAGTGATATCTCTCGTACGCAAACCGATGAAGAGTCTGTTCATCTAATCTTAGACCAGATCGACAAAGAGGTTACCAAAATTCGACCTTACGATGTTGTGCTTGACACCATTTCACGAAATGTGAAAGACGTCAAGACAAGCTCCGGACAAGTAGTAAGGCATTATGCGATTGATGTGATTGACGTAATAACCAAAGTCAAAACAGCACATACTTATCAAGCAGGAACAGCCCAAATAGCTCTTGACACGCAAGACAATTCAATAATTGCAAGCGAGCAAACTCTACTTTTTAGAGGTGTTCCTGGTTATCTGCCTGATGGCACTACGCAGGATCCCAAGCATGATTTACTTCTTTATGTGGTAGGTCGAAATGATTCAGACCAGCCAATAGTTAGGGCATTTAACGGACGGGGAGCCAATAATAATGACATACCTACTATTGAAGCTGATACTGAAATAGTAGTTATGGGGCGTGCAGCCTCTGAAAAGCAAATTGCAACTGATGCTTATTCAGGCGTACCGACTGACTTCGAGCAGTTTTTGCAGAAATTCATTGCTCAAGTAGAGATGACAGATATCTTCCAAAAAGCCGACAAGGAGGTTAAGTGGACTTTCAGTGACGGAGAAGAGGAAGCAATCTTTGACATGAAGCGTAAAACGAATCTTTCATTCTGGCTGTCAAGTAAACACAGAAAGAAATTCAAAAACGCTCACTCGTCTAAAGAGGAAGATGTATTTACTACCGAGGGTATTTGGCATCAGGCAGGAAAAGACTACTCGTTTGAAGGTTCAGTTACACCCACGAAGATGACCGCGTTAATGAAGATGGCATTTACCGGGAACAATAGTGGAAAAAGGAAACTATTGATTTGCGGATCAGACGCACTTGAGGATTTTGAGAACCTGTATGTTAATTCAACAAATGGATATACAGCCAATATCAAAGTAGGTGAGCGTAAAGCCGCTTATGGTATAGAGTTCACCGAGTATATCTCCAAATTTGGAACGCTGATGGTAACGCATGATCAGTCCTTGGATGACCTGGGCATGTCGGCTAAAGCATTCATACTTGACCCGGACTTCTTAAGGAAGTGGACAATGGGATGGAGAGTTACCAACTTCGATTTACGTAAATCAGCTCAATCTGACTCGGATGCACGTGCCCTGATGGAGATCTGCGGTCTCGTTCTCAAGAACCCTAAAGCACACGTGAGAGTATCTATTGATTAAATAAGGAGGTCTTATTATGGCAAGAAAGATATATAAATCAACTACAGGCGTGGAATATATGTTCCACGTCCCTGTAGGCAATAAAGAAGTGACGATCTGGACTCGTGAAAGTGGGAACACGTTCAGCACATCGGACAAGGAAGTGCAGCAAGCTATAGAGAAGCATAGACTGTTCGTGAACCGGAGTATCGTGTTAGTTGGCACTAATACTGAACCCGAAGATACGACGGGAACGGAAGATTCAGGTACCCCTGGGGATAAAACGCCAGAAGTCATAAAGACAACTGAACCTCCGGTGGTTCCTAAAGACGAAGATCCAGTTGACGAAAGTAAAGGCAAGGGTAAGGAGATCACGGATACCACAGAGGCTGCAAAAACGGAAGATGCCGATGAGCAAACCAACCAGACTAACCAAGCGCAGAATGAATATCCGGAAGTAAAGTACTTGGGCGACGCGATAGAAGTATTGAGATCAGAACCATATAGCGTGCCGGAATCGGAGTTGTTGTTAAAAAAACAAGTGGTTGCAAAGGCAAAAGAATTAGGAGTGAAATTCCCTAACTACCGGTAGATTACCATTGCCGCGAATTAATTATAAACTCAAGGGTGTTAGTAGTCAGTTTAGGACACTGACACCCTTTTTTCTAAAACTAAAATGGCGATAACTAAAGAACAATACATTACACGTGTGCTCCTTATAATGAACGAGGCTCAGATGACAGATAAGGAGAATAACTTCTATCTGGGAGCAGACACGGCTCAAATTGATCGCTATATAGAAGGCAGCTACGTTGATGCATGGAGAAGATGTGTGGCCGTGATGCCACGTATATGGTTCGAGAATAAACAGATGGAGGCCACACAAGATAAAGTGAACTTTGACTCCAGTACAGGCGTAGGATATATAATACTTCCCGATGATTTCTACCTGTTGTCAAAATTCAAAATGAAAAAATGGTTGAAACCTGTTTTTGAAGCGAGCCATGATAACGAAAAAGTATCAAGCATACAGAGCAATGAATTTACACGTGGAAGTGAAATCAGACCGGTATGCGTAATAAGCAGCAAGTTCATAGGGTTAGATTACAAGCCAGTAATGTATTTCTACTCTCTTCCTAAAGGCACTATAAACCCCGAAGTGGAAGATGCTATATATGTTCCTAATGCAAAGCCTATATCAGATGTTCCTCCAGCAGAAAATCTAAAGATTGATGACAGGGTATTGGAGCCAATAGCATACCTCTCGGCATCAACAGTATTCACGATGTTTGAAAAATATGACATTGCAAAAGCATTAGATCAGAAAGTGATTGAAATGTTTCCTGCATTAAGATCACAAAAAGGAAATTCCGTAACATTCAAACAATAAAGAAATGAATTGCTGCCCAGATCCCAAAACTATAAAGATTGCAGGGTTAGACAGGATACCACTCTTGTATTACCTAAAGGATCCGGCACGATCATTATTGGATGTATATAAAAGATATCCAAACGGTGGCGAGAGAGGCTGGTTTCTCCTTGTAGAGAAAGCCGGAAGTTTCGCCTTCTGGAACGCAGAAGAAGACAAGTGGGATTTTATCGGGCTGAAAGACGCGTATGAGCTACAGGAAAAACTTAAAGAGTATCTCGATGCCATTAACTCCATGTTTCCAGATGGCCGGCTTATTAGAGACAGGGGAGCATGGAGCCTTGAGACGGCACAATCAGATAACCCTTATAGATACACGGATATATTACAGGATGATGTTTGGCGGCCATGGGGAAGATACCGCTGCATAGTTGACAAAACCACGCAGGAGCCCAAGTTTGGTAGTACTGACTGGATAAAAATAGATGGCTGGTCTGATATCTACATGACAATAGACAAAGGCGGTGATGATTTTATTGGATTCGGGGAGATAAGAATTATTACCTGTAAAGTATTTGAAGGGTATCAAGATATCACGGATACGGTAACAAGGTGGGATGTTAGAAGAAATACAGGCTATTCAGCTGCAGACGAAGAATGGAATATAGCTCATAAGTCATTCGATGGAGTGCTCACTCTATTTAATACAGCCGAGTATTCAGATTTAGGATCAGCTAATAATGCAGAATTCAGCTTTTTTGCAACAAACGATATAGTATCAGCAGAACATTCATTGGTAATATGATTAGAAGTAGTAAAAATAGATTAAGGAAAGACTATCAACCGCTAACCACGGTATGTAATCTGAGGACATTAACAACCGGTAGTACAGCTATACAGGTGTATGATGCTTATTCAGGCACGTACGATCCAGATAGAACAATAACGCCGTTGGTTATCTTTCCGGAGGTTATAGCAGATGCTATTGACGGCAGCTGGATATACAAACAGGCAAACTTCATGTTAACTAACATGACATGGTTTGCTAATGGAGTAGATATAACAACCAGATCAGAATGGGAGGGTCTCTTTGAAATTGTAGATTCCGGAGCCAACAAAGGTGCAATTTCAATATTCCGAAACCTTGACTCTTCCGAATCCATTGACCTTAGATTCGAGGCAGTACTTCCTGACAATAGGATTGGAGCCAACATACCAATTACATCGGGATCAGCAGTGCTGTTGACCGAAAACAAAACAGAAGACACTTACTCAATCTCGATTAACGATAGCGATAAGATCGCCTATAACCCGTTTCTCGATAAGTCTCTACTATGGGAATACATGAATGCAAATAACATTCCCCCAGGACTTGAAGTAATTGACAGCAATTCATACAAGAAAACCATCAAGGTATCGGTATTCAAAGGGACTAATAAAATGAGCGGTGGCTATACATTAAAGATGTACCGGATAAATGGCTTAGAAAACATACTTGTAGCCACGGCCGCAGACACGGAAGTTATCATAGAACCCGAAAACTATGAAATAGTATCATTCGGACAAGATCAATTTCAACTCGATCTTAGAATCATCGAGAAAGCGGACTATTTGCTTATCGCAGAGGTAGAAGTGGAATCAGTTGTAAAGCAAGCAGCGCAAATACAGTTTGGCATTTACAGAGACTATCCAAACTACACATGCGATTTAATGAGCAGGGCCTACATCCAAAATACAGACAAGATACATACGAACAAAGCCATAATACATCACAATGCACACGTGGTTCCCTACCCAGCATTGATAGTTGATATGGTATGGAAGGTTCAGTCGGCCACGAAAACAACAGAATGGCAGGCAGGCGAAAATGCAGTAATAGAGCTTGACAGGACAGGCTTGGGCAACACATTCCAAGACAACTGGCTTGACGTGTGGGTCGAGACAGAACAGTACAAGGCCATGCAGGTGATGACAGATGAATTTGGGGAGCCATACACAGACGAGAACGGCAATATATACATAAACTGATCAACATGAAATATATAGTTGTAAAAAGGAAAATAGCTAAAGATGCCGGATTACGATTGATCGGGCACTTAACCAAGGATGACCGGATCATCGTAAATGAAAAGGAAGTGGACAACCTTATGATCAAGGGCAGTCTTGAAGAAAAAATCACCTACCTGGAAGGTAAGGTTTACTCGACGATAGAAATGACAAAAGAAATAAAGCAAGGAGGCTGGAAATATGACACAAGTCTATAATGTACAGAACGCTATCACCATTTACAGGCTTAGAAATGGTGACAGCTTAAACTTGAGCTTCAAATTAACGAAGCAGTTGCACCAGATTATAAGCAAGGAGACAGGTGTTATATTTCCTGACTGGTCCGTGGAATCAGAGCAGCCGGTTATTACACCGATCGCACGTTCGACCATGGGTGCGGTTGTAACAACAAGCTTCTACGGCTGGGAATACAATGGTAATGATCTCAACTTCTCAGGGGAGATTGTTGGTGAATGGCAAAAAGACTTGACGGGTAAGTTTGCAATCAGATGGAGCGATGGCTCATTGAAGATAATCCAAAACCTCGCGAGCGAAACCAACATAGCTGGTGATATACTTACATTTAAATGTACAGCAACCGTTTCAGGCGTAGAGTATAATATCAGCGGCACATTAAGCGTGACTATCATACAAGCAAGCGCGAGCGCATATTACATGCACATTCAATCAACTACTGATACCTTAACGTCAGAGACGCCAACGGCAACATTAACCGTCACCTTACTGAATGAGATGGGCAAGGTTGAAGCATTCGAGGTCGAGTGGTTCAAGGACTATGATGAAGAGACAGCTTGGAAAGCACAGTCAGCAGCGAACAAATCAATCATAGTAACAAGAGATGATATAAGTGGAGCACAGCTATTCATAGCAAAGGCATATAAGCCTGGTGGAACAACACCATTATGCCAGTTTGGGATTATCATAAAAGACTTGGCAGACACATACCACGTGGACATGTATATCTCATCTCCTAATCAAATTGTCGCGCCAAACAAGGATGTAGAAGTTAGCGGAAGGATAGTGAATCTAAACAAACCGGAAGGTAACCAGATCGAGAACCCGGCTAATGCAGCATGGAAACTTAGAATATTATCAAAAGAAGACTGGGTAGTGCTCGACCAAGTATTAGATAACAAAATTACAGTTACTACATCTCATACCGACAGGGGCGGTGTAGAGTACGAGTCTGTAATAGTTTTGGGAGAAGTAACTTTTTAAAAAGATATAAAGTATGAATCAATTAGGAAATGCCGACTTAGTGCAATCCATGACACGCAAAGATCACGTGCTGGTTTCTATTGGAGGCAGGGTAAAGAGGATTATGCTTGACAACCTCGCGAATGCAATAAATATTGCAGGCTCTGAGATGTTGAGACAGACAGCTTGGGGGGTGCCTGTAAAGCAATCAACCCAGTCAAATACAGATTGGGGCAGAATAGGCAATCTAACAGCTTGGCAAGAGTATAAACGAAGGAGCGGTCGATTTCTGGTAACAGCAGACGGCAGGGCCGCAAAACTCAACCCTTCAAGTTCTACTATTTACGCGGACGGAACGCCACTGGACGAGACAAAAGGCAATATTATGGTTATCGCTCCACGTCTCTATTTCAGAGTGGAAGAAGACTCCGTACTGGGATTAACATTGTGGATGTCGGAGCTTCCTATCGGTGGGTATTACATCGGGAACACGGGGTACAATGTTATGGGCTCATATTTAGGAACGATGGACGGCTCAAAGCTTGTTTCACGCAGAGGCAGTCCTCCAAAGGGAGCAATGGCTATTGATGCATTCTGGAATGCCGCACAAGTAAATGGCTCATCGTGGGGATTAGTTGATTATGATCTTCGCAAACTCATGATCATGATAGCACTTTCTGAGTACGGGAACACCAATATTCAAGAAATGCTTGGTTATGGAATGGGAGGATCCGGTGGATCCACATGGGATGAAGCAATATTAAAACCCACAGGTGAAACTGCACACTTGGGAGACCACTTCGGTACAGCACTATCAGGATTAGAGATTGGTACAGATACATGCCATGTAAGCTTGATGGGTATCGAGGATCCATATAGCTGGCTCTGGGAAAACGTCCAAGGTATCTACTTTGGATCATCGGATAATGTAACACAGACAGGAGCGGAAGTGTTTTTGTATTCCGGAAACAGGATGCCATCGGCAGCAGAACTGGCAGATAAACCACAGGGCGATTACAGGGTACTTGAGAGGATCCCTTCAGCATCAAGTTCATACATAAAAGAGATGATTATAGGACCTCAATTTGATATAATACCTACTGTTATAACCGGAGGAGGATCTACCTCATATTGGGCAGACGGTTATTGGTCAGCACCTACAGGTCAGCTTGCCCGGTGGGGCGGGTCTGCGGCTGGCGGGTCGGTCTACGGCTTGTCGGCTCTGTCTGCGGGTTTCGCTTGGTCGTATTCGAATGCGTCCTTCGGCTCTCGCCTTGCGTATTATGGCGATTTAAGGTTTGTTAACGGCCGTGAGATCAATTGATCTTTGAAATAATAAAACCCTCCACCCGATTATTAGAGGGTGGAGGTTGGAGGAAGGGATTGAGAGCTTGCCCGGTGGGGCGGGAATGCGAATAACGGGTCGATCAACGGCTTGTCGGCTCTGAATGCGAATAACGCTTGGTCGAATTCGAATGCGAACAACGGCTCTCGCCATGACAATATTAATCGTATTAATTTACGAAATCCCTGATCCATGACCCTACTGGAAAGCGGTAGCGTAGTGGCATGGCCACGAAGTCAAAACATATAAGCGGAAAGGTCTCGTTTCTTGCGAAGAGACAAGCAGTGTTAGTAGGTTAATTCTCGAAAGCTCTGGGCAAATAAAAATGCAAGCCTGAAGAAGGCAAACGTTATGGTAAAGAGGAAAGGATACATATTAGAGAAGATTGCAGACATGGATAATCTTAGACAAGCAGACAGGGATGCACAAGCCGGAAAGGTTCATAAGAACAGGCAAATAAGGCGTCATAACATGCGTGCGGAAGAGAATCTATCGAAGCTTAGGCAAATGATCTTGAGTTTAGACTTTCCAAAACCTAAGTACACGAAGATGACTGTTGTAACCGATGCAGGCAAAGAAAGGGAAATAGAAAAGCAAAACTACTTCCCCTGGCGGATCCTGCATCATGCAATATTCAGGGTAATAGGTGATGATATCCACAAGAGCCTCATATACGATACATGCGCGTGCATAAAGGGCAAAGGCTTACATTTCGGCGTACACCGAATGAAGATGTTTTTGCGGAGATATCCACAGTATAAAGTATTTGTTAAGACTGACATCCGTAAATTCTACCAAAGTGTGCCACACGACATTGTAGTAAAGGCATTGAGGCGCAAGTTCAAAGATGAAAGGTTTATAAGATTGATCGAGATCACATTATTGTCTTACGACAGCGGTCTGGACATAATCCAAAAATTGAAGAAAGATGAAGAGAAAAAGAGGGGTTCCTATTGGAGCGTACCCCAGTCAGCCACTGGGTAATTTCGTGTTGAGCGTGGTAGACCACCATGTAAAGGAAGTATTAAGAGTAAAATGTTACGAAAGGTATTGCGATGACAGCGTGATGCTGGCTAAAACTAAACCAGAAGCAAAGTTCCTCCTTAAGGAATACAACCGGGTATGCACCGAGTTGGGATTAGTTGTAAAAGCGGACAGTTTTATCGCGCCAATTGAACATAAAAAAGATGGCAAGAATAAGAGAAAAAGAAAGCGTATGCGGTCGAAGAATAGACTTTCTGGGGTACCAGTTCACAAACGAAAAAACATTGCTTAGAAAGGCTACAAAGAAACGGTTCGCAAAGAAAATAAAAAAGGTAAAAAGTAGAAAGCGAAGAAAAGAAATACTCGCTTCATACTGGGGAATGTGCAAGCATGGAGATTGCAATAATTTATGGAGCGTAATAACAGATGATTATATGGGATTTTCAAAAAAAGGAATAAGGCAGAGTAATAGGACAAAGGAAGGTAAGAAGTTCTATGATGTTTCAACAACCCGTCTTATAGATATACTGAATGTTCCGGTGACGATAATTGACTTTGAAAGCGGTATAAAGACAAAACAGGGAGAAGACAGGTATTGTGTATTGTTCGAGTTGGAAGGCAAGAAGCAGAAGTTTATTACCAACTGCTTTAACATAAAAGATATACTCGACCAGAGCAGGGAAGCAGAGGAAAAGGGGAGAAAGATATTTCCTGTTGACAATGTAATAATAAAACGTAGACCACTAAGTGAAGGCAAGAGTACATATTACTTTGAAGAATAATAACAACTATAAAAAATACAACTATGAAATGTCAAGGTTCTTTTTCAAGCGATGAATTACAAGTTATTAAAGAGGGTAATCTGTTAAGAATATTCTTCGATTTAACACCCGCGAAGGATGAGGAAAACGAAGTGATTGAAGGCATGTATGATTGCGAAAACGTGGATGTCGATAGCATGCAGTACGGGGATATTGTTTCTGCAATAATCCGAAGCAGATACACTCAAGACACCGTAGAAGCGATCCTCTCCAATTACGAGGAAGCTAAAGATGCAACCTCTGATCTCGCACAGGAAAAAAGAGAAGAATATTCAGACGAATACACTGATTACCAGAATTGGAGAAAGCATGCCAAGGATATTGCCCGACAAGTTTCCGACTTGCTGTAACACTATAGGAGATAAACTTATGGCTATTATAAAAAAGATAATGGGCTTTATAACCATACACAGAAGCCCTAAAGATGGCGATAAAGGTGAGCCCGGCAGGGACGGCACCAACTACCTTGTCATGGGCTGGTGGGATCCTACTATAAGCTACAAATTAAGTGATGCAGGAATACCGATTGTAAAGGTTGAAGATGAATCAGACGATGGATTTTCTGTTTACAAGTTGACAGCTACAGCCTCTACAATTGGCGCCAAGCCACCAAACAATGAATGGGAGAAAGTCCAAAGCGCAGAATTTATCTACATGCAGCAGGCTTACATCGAGCGACTGCAATTTGAAAGCGCACTCGGTGGTGGGTTTGAAATTGTTGACGGCCAATTCCAATCCATCGCAAAGGATACGAATGGAGTGAGATTAATGGTTTTTGATGGGTTGACCGGAGGCGGTCATTTGGCAGGTGGCAATATATCATGGGATGAAGAGGGCAATTCACTGTTTACCGGGTCAATCCAATCCTCTGATGAGGGCAACAGAATTGTTATTGATGCCGGGGATAGGAGTCTGAAAATGATAAATAAATACGACAAACAACTTGTCAATTTTCATTTCTATGAAGGCACGGACGGCTGGGGGACTTCATATCCTATTTTAAGGATGGATTCATGGAGTAAAGATGCTATAGGTGATTGGAGTTCAGATTATTTTACTGACTATTCACCATTTGGTATAAATTTTAGAAGCTGGGATAACAATCTTCCTTGGGACGGTCAATTGAATTCTCACGGGATGAATATTTCATACGGGTGGCAGGGAACAGATAGCGAAAGAAGTATAAGAATTGGGTTAATTGATGATCAGTATCTTGAAATGAGGATGAAGGGATCAGTAATATCTAACTTATCTTTAAAGCCAAAGGTAATCTTAGGGAGTGCCTCAGTATGGCTTGATCACTGGGATGTATTTGTGACATGCTATAATTCTTCGAACATTAATGTTTACTTGCCCTCCTCTCCTTCTCTTGGTGCTATTAAATTTATACGTAGAATGAATGCATCAAATGTTACTGTGATGGGGAATGGAAAGCAGATTTCACACGGGAACGGCTCTATATCGTCTTCTATTTCAGCGGGCTCAGGACGCGGTGATACAGCCGTATTTTTTTGGGACGGATCGTATTGGTCATACAACTATTGGGTTAGAGATGCTTAATAATGATAATATGAAAAAAATAAACTTTGAAGAAATGGAGTTTTTTCTGAACATCGAGAAAACTCAAAAAAGAACACAGGACGTAAAGAGTCAGTTTGCGAATGCTATATATGTAGGTGCAACGGGCATTGAGATGCATGCCCTGGCCATGAAGATATATAATTCAAAAGGTGCTACTGAATTTACTGACAAAGAATGCAGTATGATATTGCAGGTATCAAATCGGTTTACTCCGATGTTTATTGATGCGATAAATGCTGTACTTGACAAACAGGCTGACAATAAATCGAAAAAATAAAACATTATGGCAGATAAATAGGTAAAAGGATTAAACAGCGCGCCTATGGTTACGCAGATGGGTGGCAGGGGGTGGCTATTTGGCGGAAAGAATGATAATAATTGGACTTAAAACATGATGAAACTATACATACGGTTCGGGAGCCTCGCAAGGTTCGAACGACTATACAAAAGCAGCGAATTTTTGCAAGCGGCTCTAACGAAAGAAACTGGGGTCAGGTGGATCTTCGACAGCGAGGACAAAGACGATATAGTGAAATTGCTGAAAGGCGTAAATTATGAAATGGCATGAAATCGGTATTGTTGAGTTTGGCAAGGATAGCGGATAAACTGGAGATGGCCCTGCATAGCGTGTGGGGATGGATTTTGGTCGCGATAACGTCAGCGGCCACATTCCTACAGCCCGAGGCGTGGTCGTTCTACGTCGTGGCCGGGGCGGTAGCTGCTGATCTTTTCTGGGGCATCCTCGCAGCGATGAAGCTAAAGAAATTCATACTTTCAAAAGCACTCCGGGAGACCGTCAAGAAAGTGGGGATATACGCCTACGTGATGATCGGGGTATTCGCTATCGAGAAAATCACTCACACGGAAGGGAGTTTCATAGCCCTGCGGACAATAGCCATCTTTGCCGCGGTATGCGAATTGTGGAGCATGAGCGGATCTATGCTTATAGTTAAGCCCAACATGCCATTTCTAAAATTATTCCGCGGGCAACTCAAAGGAGAGATCGCGGCAAAAGTAAGCAAGAATGTAAACATAGATGATATTTTGGAAGAATAGATATGAGGCAATTCTACGATTCTATAACTAATAGCCTTTTTGGAGGAGGCATAACCACTTCGCAAAGGGAAGGATTAGAGTTCAAGCTTAGAGCTTTCGCGGAGGCGAGGATAACTGACCTTCGATGGCAGGCGTACATGCTTGCAACTTCCTATCATGAGACCGGGCGGACAATGCAGCCCATTGAAGAATGGGGTAAAGGGAGAGGCAGGCCATACGGGCAGAAGATAAAGCACAGCAGGAAGCCTTACACGTACCCTGACAAGCTTTATTTTGGGCGGGGCGACGTGCAGCTCACTTGGTACGAAAATTACGAGCTTATGGGCCGCTTGCTGGGTATCCCCCTACTCGAACAACCCGAGTTGGCTTTAACCCCCGAAATATCCGCTAAAATAATGATCGAGGGGATGACAAAAGGGAAATCGAATAGAGGCGATTTTACAGGCGTATCACTTGAAAGCTATTTCAATTCGCACCGGGATGATCCTATTCAAGCAAGGCGCATCATCAACAGGCTGGATAAAGCCAATTTGATAGCCGGGTATCACGATAAATTCTTAAAAGCATTGCAGTTATGAAAACAAAGATTAAAGAGATAGCTGGCCAGTATTACTTCCATTGCCCGGGGTGCGAGATGATTCACGGGATCGGCAAGTCGTGGGAGTTTAACGGTGACTTTGAAAAGCCAACATTCTCTCCTTCTATCCTCGTCAGGGGAGGTGATATACATTGTCATTCCTTTGTCAAAAACGGGATGATACAGTTCCTTGGTGACTGCCACCATAAGCTAAAGAATCAAACAATTGAACTTCCAGATTATGAAAACGAAAGCTAAACATCGAATATGGTTCGCGATCCTCCTGATCGGGCTGATAGCCTTGTTCGCTACCGGGTGCAAACCAAAGGAGATTATCACCGAACGTGTGATAACGAAAATAGACAGCACTGCAATTTGGAAGCTGCAAATGAAGTTGGCTCAGAAGGAAGTTCAAGTTAGTTCGCTTGAATTAGAGCTAAACAAGACAAGAAGCGAAAACACCCGACTGAACAGCGAGGTTTCATCCAAAAGGACAGAGTATGACACGAGTCGGCCAGTAAACCCGGATACCGGCAAGCCTCCCGTTTCCAGCGAGACGGAGACTCACACTAAAAGTCAACTTGAAAAAGATATTCAGGAAAAGGAAACGATTATTCGAGAGTTCCGAAAAGAGGTTGAAACGCTCACTACAAAAAATAGCAACCTTGAATTAGAAGTGGAATCATTTAAGCAAGAAAACAGTGACCTGAAATCGAAAACGGTTCCTGCTTTTAACCTGAAATGGTTTTTATGGGGAATAGGTATAGGTGTAGGGATAAACGTTGCGATTTATTTAGCGTTACGTAGAAGAAAGATAATTTGAACACGATAGATTCCATACTAAAAGAGAACACTAAGCGAAACAAAAATAAAAACAGAGAATATGATCCGGTTACAGGGATTGGCTCGTATGGTGAAAGAGTGCGTTTCGAGATAGAAGATGCACCCTTTCCTTTATTATGGCTGCCCAAGCCTATGCTCGATAACGAGTTTGTAAAAGAGATTGCAAAATACAAGTCATTCGAGAGGATGTATGAAGCCAATAACCTTGAGTTTGATGAAGATGAAAAACAGAACTGCTGGATAGACTTTTGCGAGACCAGGATATTATACGATTTTGAATACTACGCATGCCAATATGAAACGATAGAGGATGGTATAACTGAAGAGATGATCCCATTTAGGATGAACCTCGCGCAAAGGAAGTTTAACGAAATAGTCATGGGCGATCTTCTAAGCAATAAACCCGTGAGAGTGATAAGCCTTAAAGCAAGACAACATGGAATCTCAACCTATATTCAAATATTATTCTCTTGGATTCAAAAAGTAAAAAAGAAGCGATGGAATAGCGTTATCTGCGCCCACGTAAACGATGCCGCTAAAAACATTAGAAGTATGTACACCCGATCCATGGAGTACACTATACCTATTGGGGGAATAAAGTACACCGTTAGCCCTTTCGAACAAACGCAGAATATCAAAGAGATTAAACAAAGAGGCTGCAGGATTACAGTAGGAACAGCAGAAAAGCCAGAATCAGTAAGATCACAAAACCCTAAATTAGCTCATTTTTCGGAGGTTGCGTTCTATCCTAACACGGACAAAAAACAAACATCTGCATTGATTGGCTCAATTTTAGGGACCATGAAGTTGTCACCATGGACTGTTGTGGTGCACGAGAGTACAGCTAATGGTTTCGGGGATTACTTTCAATTGGAATATGCAAAAGCAAAAAAAGGGGAAAATGCCTACACGCCAACATTTCTCGCATGGTTTTATAACCCTAACTATGTTGAAGAATTTGACGGAACATATTACACGTTTTCAGGTAAAAAAACAGACGGTGCCATAGAAGAATTTATACTCTCGATGAATGATTATGAAAAGAATTTATTCAATAATCATAAGGATTGCACGCTTGAAAACCTTAACTGGTACAGGGGAAAAAATGGAGAGATGGTATCACGCGCGATCATGAAGCAAGAATTCCCAAGTGATGACAACGAAGCATTTCAAGACTCCGGAAGACCTGTATTTAGAGATGACGACATCGAGCGCATGAGATCCGACTGCAAGGATCCAGTAGCCATCGGAACACTCGTGGCAGATGCAGATCCAAGTACAGCCAATATTCATCCGAAGAACAGGGCTTCAATACTTGAAAACATTAGATTCATAGAAGATCCCGAAGCAATGGAAGCAATGCGAGGGAGTGATGTTAAGTTGCGCGCAAGGAAAACACAAGATAAGATTAAGGTATGGAGAATGCCTTCACCGCTGAAAATTAAACACCGGTATCTCGTAATATTTGACCCTCAAAAGGGTATAACAGAAAAGGCAGACTGGGGCGTAATCACCGTTATTGATAGGTTGCCAATGATGAGTGGCGAGAAACCGGAGATTGTTGCCCAGTTCAGAGGGCACATTGATAAGGATATCACCATATGGATTGCAATGCAGATCGCGAAGTGGTATAACGATGCTCTACTCGTGGTCGAGAGCAATACCTATGATGCAGATAACAACAGCAGGGATGATGATGCAGAAATGATCTTTGAGGTGGTTAAAGAATACTACGACAATCTTTACACCCGTACCTCTGCCGACAAAATTAGAGAGGGGTATCCCGTAAAATGGGGATTCAACACCAACAGATCTACCAAGCCAATGATCATAAACAACTACATCTCTATAATAAGAGAAGATGGTTATGTTGAAAGAGACAGCGAGGCTCTTGATGAAGCTCGAATGTACGAGCAAAAAGATGATGGCAAATATGGAGCAAAGGAGGGGCAGCATGACGATATACTGATGACAAGGATGATCGGTCTCTATATAGCGTACACCATGCCTATTCCTAAATTAATAGAAGAAAAAAGGAACACGCAGCCAAGGAGTAGGGCCGGCTCCATGAGCGATATATAAAATGTGGTTACTAACCTCACGGCCAGCAACCACCATACACGTAAATTAAACAAAACTTACAAATACATGAAAAAAGTCATTTTTCAAACAGGCTTCCGACTTAACCTGCCTGACACCTTATTTACAGTCCTTATCGATTTAGCGTACCTGACATATTTTTTAGTAGCTTTCTTCCGATCTTCTTTTGATATATTATTGTTGTTACTTAGGGGGGTTGCATAAAAACATTTGTGCTCAAGATCCAAAGTAGTCATTGTTTTTGGAAGCCATTTCTTTCGTTTGTATGCCCGAAACATGTACTTATCAAATATCTTTAACCTCTCTCCACGTGGGGTTACGATAATCGAGACAAAAAAACGCCTGTTGTATGTTTTCTGCATGATGTTAGCCATGAATATCAATAACCGGATCTTTGTCGTTGACGTAACAGTGGTTATGGCCAAGCCAATATACTCTCTAATTTCTCTAAAGTCGCTTCTAATCTGCTTAATCATTTTATCTCATTTTTTCGTTATTGTATTCCTGGGCTACTTCAAACTCCGCGAACTGTATTTCACTATCATCATCAACAGTACCCGTAAACATGAATATATAGTGCCTGAATTTCATGCGTGCCATCAATCCTAAATCAAAGTCTTTATAATTGCCTACCTTGGAAAACCTTATGCCTATCGCAGGTCTGAAGTTGACAGAATCATCCGAGTAAAATACAGACAGTTCAAACTTATCAGGATTACCCTCGGTCTCATTTACATTGAGCATGACAGCTCTCAATATCACTCTTTCGAGCTTCTTTATGTCGAGTGTGCCAAATGATAATGGCCTCGTGACTATCTTAACCTCTGTAGCCTTTTTATCAGTCTGTGAGTAGTCTTTCAGCTTTGTTCCGGCGACAGTATTTTCACCTACCAATACTTTAGGATATGCATTAAAAACCAGTTGATCTATTTTTTCAGTAGATATGTAGAATGACTTAGTGGGTAGATCATACACGTAACTGTACGGATATTGATTATTGGATATAATCACTTCATCATTATACGGGTTATATATCATATTGCTTACACCCGAAATATACTCCCTAAATGGTACGTCTGGATAAAGGTTTGGCACCGGAAGATCACTTCCATCACCGTTGAAAAAGTTTATTATATCATCATCCTCTCTAAGTTCTGGACTAATAAACCTCGTTTCATGCTGGCTTATCATCATCAGCCCCCTTTGTGTTACAAACGCAACCCCGTATGGTGTTGGGCAAACTACATCGCTTATTGGGGCTTCCATGTAAGACGGAGCCTGAATGGATGCATGTACAGTTTCAGGTGTTTGAGCGGCCATGGTGTATATGCCATCAGTTGTGAAGACAAACACTGGGTACATTCCATAGTTACGATCAGTAACATTCATTATGATACTTGATTCATTCAGGATATCACCGGTGCCAATTTGATACGTGTTAGCCGGAGGAAACATAAATGGGTTGTTTACTTCCGACACTTTGATTTTATTTTTCTCTGTAATAGTTACGTCATAATCGTAGTGAGGTGTACCGCCTCCAACGTTAACTCCGGTTGATAATATAAATGGCTTTAAATCTGCATTTATAGCGTATGCCAAATTTAGCGATGGATGTGGAGACAGGCTTACATCAAGAAGCAGGTACCAGTAGCCGGTTGCTCTTTGAGTGTATATCCGCATATTTGTAGCACGTGAATCAGGATACGAAATCATTGCTCCCAGAAGATTCACGTTGTCTGTAATGATATTTCTTACTACAAATTCACCATGATCAGTCTTGATGGTTGTATAAACCTGATATGTTGTTGATGTAGGAGTGTTATTGGCTTCACCGTTATAAGCAGAACGCCACGCGAAATGCTTTATATTATACCCTTGGTATAGCCGTGTTTTTAAACCGGCAAGCCTTAGCCTGTTATTTAACACGGATACTTTGTCGGCAGTATATTTATGATGGGAAAAAGGATCATCGAGCATTAGCTCCTGATAAATTATATTTTGGAACTCCTTGCCTACCGTATTTTCAGTGTTTGGAAATGTTATTGTTTTTGAACCGCTAAATTCGTCTTCACTAAAATAATGATAGAACAGACTGTTTTTTATTGCTTTATCCTCTGGCGTTTCATCGGGAGTTGTCCCCGGGAGACTTGAATAATACAATCTGTATATGTCATTTGAACCCCGATTCCAAAATCTTGTCAATAGATTTTCAGGTGACTGCAACCCGATATATGGGCTGACAAAGAAATCGACCGACTTGATGATATCACCCCATGCTGAGAGGCTCGAAAAATCATAAATCAGATTTAATTTATAGCACATCAATCTAACTTCTGCAGCCGATCCATAACTTTGATTAGGGTGAGTTCCTGTTCTCGGCAAATATGCCGTAGCAACATATCTATACGCGTCTTGCGGCATGACCAGAATGGGCTGTGAGTGCTTGATTACTGAACCATCATACAGCCTGAATGCATACCTTATAAAAAAAGAGTCATAAAAATAATTTGCTTGATTCTGCTCAACCAACACGTTAAGCAGCCCTTTTGTCATGTTATAAATTTCATCGTAATTATTCACACCCGTGTTGACGTTGTGGGTTGGATAAGGGAGTGTTTGATTATATTCAGCCTGAAACGTTCTTGATCTATTTACTGATGCAGCGGTTGAAAACTTAACATCCGGAAGCTCCGGTATTTCACCCAAATAGCTGTAATTTGGGTGCGTGTATAAAGCATAGTATATTTTACTGTCGGTAATGAAAGAGAGAGTGTTACCGATCTGCTGTACAATTTTAACAGCCTCCGGTATGCCAGCCAATAACTTTCTTTCTCCTAAAATATTATAGAAAACCTGAGAGTGGCTTACGCCTATCCAGTTTTCATAATTATTGCCTCTGTGAAGGAATATAATATTATATTGATGGGATAATGCTTGAAGCACTTTACGTGGCGCTACAGGCTTCTTGAATCCGTTCTTTGGCTTTAAATTTACAAGTGACCTGCATTCTCCATCCACAGGGTTTGAATGTGTTGTGTGACCTAAAAATGGAACTCTCTTTCTTGCCATTTTGCTAATTAATTTATTGTCTATGCAATGATATTTAATTAATAGCCGACAATTGGTTGATAGGGTTAAATTATACCCTACCAACCAATGAATCCTGTCGTCCAATTACAAATCACTAATAATATTCGCGAGCTTGACCATATTAGCATCATTGACACTAAGAAGATCTTCCACTTTTAACACGGCATTCCTAACTGAAACATGCGAGAATCCAAGAGCTTTGCCAATACGGGTATAGCTATTATGATGCTTGAATAGCTTCCACATCACAACTTGACGTTTATCAAGTGTTTCAGACTGCCGACTTCTGCTGTTTAAATCAACATCAAGAACGATTGATAACGTCTTCGCTTCTTCCCTGACCATTTCAATTAACATCTGCTTATCGTAATTCGATGACGTTACGTCAACTACATTATATTTCAGCTCCTTTCCCGTTAACATTTTTACTATATTTTGAAGTTCATGAAGATATGACACCTTCACGTCGTGATACATCGAGTTTATCATATTTATATCGTCGAATTTATCCGAAATAGAAAATCCGCTCGGATAGCCACCAAGCCAATACCTCCCACTCAATTTTTCAAACCCGCACCTCAAAAGCACCTCTTCGGTCAGTGGGATGGGGTCGAGTTCCTCCGGGAGATGGATGTAGCTCTCTGTCCCCCCATCCCAATGGGTTTCAATCAGCGTTCTGCTCATTGATGTGACCACGTGTGTAGTCTGCTCGTACATCACGTAGTTTCCTAAACGCAGTTCTTTTTTATCAATCATATCAGTCTCCTTTTATCGTTTACCTGAACTCTGTCTAACTCCCCCGACTTCGCATAATGATCTAAAATCACTACCGCCACGTCGATAGCCTCCCCGACCTGCTTGGGATCGGGCTGTTTACCCGCTCCACCTCTTCGCCATTTGTTGTGCTTTTTTAGCACGTTTATCGCTTGCTTTATCGTCATAATTCAATGCTTTAAAAATCAATACTCCTAAACTAAACGGAAGCCATATCGGGGATAGGATCGTGAGAACCACATCCCAAAACGTCCACTTGTCATCCTCTTGCGCGGCTAAACAAAAACCCATGCAGAATAAAACGTATACGTAAATAAATGCTATCATAATTTATCTATTTCTTGTTTAATTATTATCCACTTCAATTATTCGTAAACGCCACGTTGTATGCAATTGTAGAACTACATACCCATGCCATCTTGTAATGCTTGATATTGATTATAGTCGTAGCAATCTTGGCACACTATTTCTCCGTACATATCAAACTGCTCTTCGGGTTGTTCTATTGATTTTCCGCACATATAACAACTACATACAACACCAGCTATATCCAAGCTGGGTTGCAGTGGCGTATTTAAGTTTTCTGCTTTCTTTGTCATTTTGTATAATTTGATAAGTTTGTAATTCTAAATCCCATCCTGTACATAGCTGTAAACGTTATAATCTATCTGTGTGAATTGATTACATGTCAGCTTGACATTTATCACACATCATTAGCTCACATCTTTCGCAAAATGTTTTAGTCTGTTTTGTCTCCATAATTATTTCTTTAGTTTTAAAATTGAATTCACGTCTATACTGCAACTCCCGCAACTCCACGGATCTTCCTTTATCACCCTTGCATTATCTGCCGCATCTTTTAAAGCCTGATTGTAGGCTTCTTTTACCGCTTCCTTAGCGTGCTCGTATCCCACATACTCTTTATCGTCACCAGTATGATAGAATGATAGGGCTTCCAATTTTTCAAGTGCCTTCATTCTTCCTCTCCTTCCTGATTATTATTTCATCCTTATCGTCGTAATCCCAGCATTCGTCGCAATAATGCTTGTCTCCCTCGGTGTGCCAATACGTTCCTTCCATGCTTTTAATTGCGTCCTCCTTCGTGAGCCACCAGTCGTAATCCGATTCCGCTCCGCAAATTTCACCGCAGTTGTCGCACTTGACCGCGAATATTTTCTTGTCTACTATCATACTTATAACTCTTCAAGTTCTTTGCTTATAAATGATCTTCTTCTATTTCCTCCCACGTAATACCGTCGAAGGTTATCTCGTTTCTGGCTCTATCAATGACAATCATGTCGTAATCGGGGTTATAGTGATTTTCGGTTTCAAACCATTCAGAGGAAAACGCTTGCTGCACACCTGTTAACGGATTTCGTGTTATTACTATGTACCTCATATCTCTTTCTCTTTAATGCAATCCGGCTCCTGCTGCCCTCCTTTCGTGCAATGATAAAAGCACGCTTCATCGCATTGAGGTGAGGGGTAATCCCAAAAGCTCAATTTTCCCTTTACATCCAGAATAGGTTTATCAAATAAGATCGGATCTGCTACTACCCAGTTATAAATAGGTCTGAGTGGGTGTAATGCCAGATTGACCTCATAGTGTGATTTCTCAGCCCAAATGCTCTCGTGATTAATAACACAATCAACAAATCGAACTGATCCGATGATGGAAGAGTATTGATTGCGTAACGCATAATATTTATGCAATTCTTTAAGTGGTGTATATCCGCAATGTAAATACTCAATCTGAACATCATTGAGATAGTCTCCTTCAAGACCTTTCATTTTTGTTCCACTCGCATGAATCAACACCCTCTCACCTTTGTATTTTTCAGGTAATCTCCAAGTACGATTTTCGATATCCTTAATTCCTGAGCATAGCAAATATGCCCAAGGCTGTTTGACTGAAATTACTTTCATAAATCCTCCATCTCTATCGGTCGCCAATGGGTAACATCTGTAATTTCATCATCATTAAGATCAGCCCAGTAGTAGAATCCTTCATGCTCTTCAATAATTCTATACCCAACGTATCTAAAGTCTCCGCTTTTAAGCAGGACTTCTTTGTATTGTTCCGGTAATTCCTGACTTGCATCACGCCACCTGAACGCTTCTCTATACCCCTCCAAGAAAAACGCCCCCGCGTCAGCCCAGTTAATTTCATTCCCCGGCTCCTCTTTCGCGAAACAAGCGTAATCTGTTTGCTTCGCCATTTTTTCTGCCCATCCAAGCGTCATTGTTTCTTTTCCTTCTGTTGCCATGATTTTTATATCGTTACTTTTACCCTCTCTTGCCTTGTCTCTGTCGGCTTTCATTTGCCTTTTAATATCTTCGGGCAAAGAGTCTTTAGCCTGTTTATCGAATGTTATGCAATTTATCTTCATGCTCTTTTTTCTTTATAAACCCCTCGCAATTTTCAGGGGTGAAATTGTTATGCCGGTACTCGTCAAAGGGAAGCCTATCCAGCCAGCGTGCGCATTTAGCGTGCTTCGGGCAGTCGTCTCTCCCGCATCGGGCGATGTCCTTCGGTAAAAAATATTTACTCATTCTCCTCCATTATTTTTTCGTATTCTTCCTGCATATCCCTTTCGTATTGCTCTTCCATGTCCTTTTGCATGGCCTCGTAGTAATCATCAATAGATGGTCCTTGTGAATACTTCCGCTCCGCTTCTTCTTGTGCTCTGTTCCTGCAATACTTACTGCAGTACGAGCCATTGCACCACACGCCACACCAACCGCACATCATAACTTCACCTCCAGCTCTTCGCCTGTCGCGATAAAATGAATGTTTTGAAGCTCGTGTAAATATTCGATCTTCATTTGAATGTTCACGTTTTCGCATTGACAAGAAATTTTCCATTCATCCATCCTTCTGAATACGGCCAGATAGTTACTTCCGCGATACAGGTCGTAATCCAATGTCGCTTCGTTATGTTCAAACCCGCATTTCACAAGGACTTCCTCCGTGATAGGGATAGGGTTAACCTCGTCTGGATCCCATGCCAAAACATCAGTATCCTCGCTAAATCGCCCCTTTGTCTTAACCACGATACGCCGAAGGTATCCGGGGTAATAACTTTGACCCCTTAAGCTCATAACTGCCCCGTTGCCGTAGGGTGTGTTCACCCAATTTCCTAATCTTAATTCACTTGCTTTCATGTTTAATCTGTTTTTATGTACGATAAAATGTGTTTTATAACCTCGATGGTCCAGCCGTTCCCAAGCATTTTGTACCTCTGCGTATCACTCACGCAGGCCGTGTAATTCCACAACGCTCCCTAATTGAATAGTATCGGGATAATTGCGTTGTGTCACCTGAATAGCGTACTTATCAATTTCACTCGCGTAATATCTACTAACTTTTAACCCCGCTCTTTCTAATGCTTGTCTCCCGCAACTCATGCCGTCGAATAGCGACAATACTATCATCTCATTCCTTTCATTCTAATCGTTTCTTTTCTTTCTCTCGACCTCTCCCTCTATTTTCACGAGAAAGTGGCGCAAAATTGATTTAAACACCCTAAAAAGGGGCTTCCTCTTCATGCCTTATCATTTCGTTTAATTCTTTGAAGTGTGTTGTTTCCGCATCGAAGCTGCATATGAATTTCAATAGCCCTATATTCCTTCCCTTTGCAATGTCTATCATCGCCGTATCTTTCGTGGCGTAACTCTGAAATGGCTCGGGGTAGAATTTTTCATACAGTTCAGGGCGATAGACGAATACAACCACGTCCGCAGCTTCCGCTATCTGCCCGCTGTCTCTTAGCCTGTTTAAATTAGGTACAGGGTTGTGCATGTCCCTGTTCAGTTGCGAAAGAGCCAAAATCCAAATATCCAACTCCTTGGCAAGGTTTTTAAGCCTCCTTGCCACGTCACCCATTGCCTGTTCTTTATTCATCGTTTTTTGGTTGACGTTCAAAATTTGCAGGTAGTCTACCACCGCGCCTGAAATGTCGTGCTTGGCTTTTAGCGACCTTATCGAAGAGATTATCTTGTCGATGTTTGAAGTTGAATTATCATCGAAGTAGATGGGGAGGTTGTAGATTTTATTTACCCCTTTGTCTACCACCTCGATGTAATTTTGATCCAACTTCGAGTAGAGTATTTGGCTTGAAGGAACACCGCTGTTCATCGAGAGCAATCTCGCCGCGCACTGCTCTTTCTTCATCTCCATCGAGTAGATTGCGACTCCCTCCCCGCTTTTAGCCGCCGTGTCCGATATGGACAACGCGAGTGAAGTTTTCCCGTTAGAGGTCGCCCCGGCTATGATTATTAAGTCACTCTTTTGAAGCCCTCCGGAAGCCCTGTTAATCTCTGAAAATCCCGTGTCCGTTCCCGTTAAGTGATTGCCCTTTAAATTATTTTCAATCTGCTTGTAAACGCCACTGATAGCGTCTTTGAGCGTGTGAACATCCGACGACGCGATCTTCTCGCCTATCCCTGATATTTCGCTTTGCAGGCTACTTATTAGCTCGTTGGTATCTTTCTCGCCGAAAACATCCGCCGAGACTTGTTTGCCTATCTGCCACAATTTTCTCCTGATGTACTTCTCTTGAATGTTTAAGGCGTGGTCATAGTAGTCGATTGAAAAGCATCCTGAAATATCTGCTATTCTCAATACCGCGTCGGTGTTGTTCCTGTGCCTCTCGGATAAAAGAACCATGTCTGGAGATTTCCCCTTCTCGCTTATTTCGACTATATTCTCGTATAGCTCCCTGTGGAACGGATCGTAGAACATTTCAGCACTTACCATCACGCTAACTTCCGAAAAGGCGTTCACGTCGGTCAATATTGACCCTATGACTATTTTCTCGCTGTCTAAATTGTGCGGTAGTATTTTATCCATATTCTTTTTTAGCCCAATTTTGAAATGTCAAGTTCACGGAGACGTATTTTTTAGGAGCATCCTTGTAATTCGCCAAATCGGTTAAAACCTTTCGCATCTGAATCCCGTTGTATTTCTCCGTCAACCTACAATATTCCTCGAATGTTATCTGGTCTCTAATTTTTCGCAGGTAGGGGATAGTTTTATCTATCCACTCGTTGAATCTGTCGAACTCTTTTTCTTTGTCGGTCTTTTTCTCTTCGCTCGCATATGTATTATTCTTTTCATTCTTTACATTATTATCATTCTTATCATTATTGTTTGGGTCGGCTTGCGTTTGCGTTGCGTTCGGCTTGCGTTTGCGTTGCGGTTTCTTTGCGTGCGCTACCGTCTGATAATCGTCATAATTTAAGATAGTTACCCGTGTTGTAACCGTGACGCTTTCCGTGGCAATCATCCCGTCCTTTTTTAGCAGGTCGAAAAAACTCCTAACGGTGCTTTTTGATACCATCCAACGCTTTGCCCAGTTCTGTAAACTTCTCACGCTTTGACCTCTTTTGCATTCTATTAGTTGCATGCCGATGTTAACTGCTCCATCGGCATGATTTACCTCTAATAGCATATCAATCCACCATTTGAGTTTTACAGGATCATCCCATATCCAGTGATCCTGTAACTTCCGATGAAGCATTATCCACCCTTCCATGTTATGCTGTTTCTCTTCTCTCTTTCATGAACTCGTCGAACATTTCCTTTACTACCTCTTTGCTCGGGTACTTCTTATATCGGTGCTGGTCGTTCATCATGCTTACGAACCCGTACGCCATATCCTCGTCGGCTTCGCCTATCTTCACGTATTGCCCCATGAGCGTATATTCCCCACGATTAAAATGAAAAGCATCTTGCACCTCGCTAAATTCAATGGAAACCATAATCGATTTTATTTACCCCGCCCACCTTTCGAGTGAGCGGGAATTGTTTAATACTTGAACACGTCCAAAATCTTCGTTTCCTCGATCTTTACTACGTCGTAGTCGATCATCGTCTTTTTCATTTCTTCCACGATGGTATTTCTCGCTTCCTCGATTGAACTCGCTTGAACCAAGAAATAGACTCCTTGCTTTTTCTCTGATCCGCTCTTTTCATCAAGCGTTATGTACTCTAATTTGCTTCTGTAATACCTGTCGCCAGTTTCGTTTAGAAATGACTCGGAAACTTTATAATGGCTAATAGCTGTCACTGCGAAGTTGCCCGAAACGCACGATTCCATTTCTTTTATGATTTTCTTTTCGGCTTCACAAAAGCTCATTGCGTCAACAAGGTATGATTCGGTTACACTCTTCTGTAACCCTGTTTCCATCATCTTTTCGTACTTTACTTTAGTTAGCATCCAGTTGTTCATATTGTAAATTATTTAGTTTGTAAATTTTAAATTGTTGTCCGTTTTAGAAAATTTACACGGTGTTTTAGGTGTCAATGTTTCCCATTTGGGTCAACATTGTTTCTTACCTCTTCCTCAATTCAATTGTTTTTTCATCTACTCTCACTTTCTTATAATTCTCTAAATACATCTTCCCGATAGGGGTTAACTTCTCCACCTGTTCACGGAGCATGAAGCTCTCGGAAATTGCGTTGTTGGATAATAAATTTCTGCTCATACCTCTTTAATTTGAATATCATGAAAGAAAAGCATCAGCTTTCGTTTAATCTTGTACACTTCCGTGCGGTAACCTTTCGTGTCCTCCACGACCGTATTCCCTTGTTTATCCACGTACTGAAAATCGGCAATGTATTTCATCGATTTTTCAATGCACTTTCTTTTCCCGTCTACTACTCGATATTGAGAAGGGGTTAATTCGTACGGTACTTGCGTTTCAAGGCTTGATATTTCTCCCGCCCTTTCGAGTAATCTCAATTCGTTGTATCGGTAATACTCTTTTTTGGAGTCGAATCCTTTATATTTCTTGTTTTTGTACTTACTCATAACCCCTTCTCTTTTTTTAATCTTTTTACCTCTTTACGATAATGTCTTATCAATCCTTCTAATTCGTTTTTAGAGTACTTCATGTAGGTGCTAGCCATTATCCTTAGAGTGTAGGTTATCTCTTCCCCGTAATCCTTTACAAGGTGTTTCTCGTACTCTTTTAAATTACCGTTCAAGTTGATGTTGCAATCGTAACAGCACGGCTTGCAGTTCTCGTCGAAAAACCGCGTGTTGGTATACCTTCTATTCATGTAATGCCCGTTTTGGGCTTCCTTCCAGAAAATTGAAACACCGCAACAATAGCATCTCACGTACCCGCTCATGTCAGCATCCTTTAGCCGTATGTATTGCGAGTAAACTCTGTCAAGCCTTTCCATACCACGCCTTTTTCATCTTCTTATACTCGTCGATGCACTGTTCGGCCAAGATTTCCGCGTCACCAAGGGTTTGCGCTTCCCCCGCGGTCCATGCCTTGCCTTTAACCTCCATCTCAACCGTGTAATGCCTGTGTATCGTTATTTTTATTCCGTCTTTTTCAATCGTTTTTACTTTTTCTTTCATATGCTCCATACCTCCTTCAAAGGCATTATCTCTTGTTTGATTATTCCACCTCTTCAAAACAGTCTTAATATCCTGTTTTAGTTAATCTTAAATTTTCTTTCTCATAGCTTAGTATTGATCGAAGCGTGTCCTGTTGATGCTTTGTGGTAGCATTTATCCTGTCTAACCAGTCTACGAGGAAGGCTTCGTCTTGTGCCATACTATCCACGAGAGCGTTCTGTGCTTTGGCTGACAAGTAGTTTTCTTTAGCTATAGACACGATGGTTTCAGAAATCTCGCTTGACCTTTTGAGCCTGTACATTTTCTTGGATTCTGCCAATAGAATCCCCGATCTTGCCTGGATCACGTTTAATCGTTTCAACCTCTCAACCACCTCATCGGGATTGTCGGAGCACTCATCCTGCATGTAGGTCTGCATTTCTCGCGCTTCATTTAATATCTGCTCGTACTTTGTCATTTTAATAAGGGCTATTACTTAAATCAATAACCAGTCCTGCATCTGCAATTTGAATGTTTTTACCGGTTGCTTTTGTAAGCACGTCGATAAACTGTTTCCTGTTTGAATTATACCTTGATAAGTGCAGTAGTAGAATATTATACACGTTTGTTAAGTCGTGCGACGTGAGGAACTTCGCCACTGTCTGCAACTCCATGTGCGTAGTCATCAACCTCCGACGCATTGCGGAATTGGTAACACCAAGCTCAATTGCCTCTAATAATGCTTCATCTGAATAGTTGCATTCGATTAGCACGTGATTCACATCCTTGAATACATGATTGCACATAAAGCTATCTGTCAGGAATACCAAGTTTCCCATATCTGGGTGATTGATGAAGAATCCAAGTGTAGGTATATCGTGGAATGCTTCAAATGCAATAATCTTAAACTTGCCAACGTCAAACCTATCTCCTGCTTTTATTTCTGCTGCTTGGCTTAATCCTTTCATGCTTATTACATGACTGTTTGCAAATACAGGGAATGCCAACTCGTACTGACGCGCATATTTTGAATGATCGCCATGCGCATGCGTGATGAGGCACCCATTCACCTTTGAAGTATTGAAATTCAGAGCGTCGTGTTTAGTAGTTGATAAACTGGATCCTGCTTCGAGAAGAAGAGCTTCATCTTCCGACTGAATGACATAAGCATTGCCGGAAGATGAGCTGCTAATCACTGTCAAGGTAATTCCCATTAGTACGGAGCTTGAGGGGTTTCATCATTATCACCATCTGCAGGCTGGCCTGTACCGCTGTCATCATCATCCATGCTGATTATGGTCGCTTCCGTGTCTTCAATAGCCTGATCCCTTTCGCCCTGAACATCTGTCTCGATATCGTTAGCGATTGCATTTTGCATCTCAATAGATAGGTAGCCCCATTTCGACAATAACTCTCTAAGCACTGTCTTTAGGGCCATGCTGTCAAAGTCACCGGCCCAGCCAATACCTGTAGGATCCTTTCCGGCAAGAGCCATCAGGCTTTTTACTGTAACCTTATTTGAAAACTTGATTGATGGCGCGTACTGTTTTGCATGCTTAGCGATTTGCTCAACTTCCGAAAAAAGCGTTTTTCGGAAGCCATTCATGAGCTCTATGTGAGCAAAGTACCCGATAACCTTATCGGACTTTTTTTCACCCGTGAAATCAATCGCTCCTGTCAGCTTGTCTTTTCCCTTGATCTCGCCTTCATAGACAATGTCGGTATTGATATGCCTATACTGGCCGGTTCTCATCGCAAGCTGAATTAAGCCCTTGTAGCCAATGATAAATGTTGGAGTAGGTACCTTCACCCATTTAACCACCTCTTCACCCGTTTCGGGCTTGATGCTTGTTTCTTTCTTGCTGTTGTTAAAGCTCAGCACATAAGCAAACCCCAATGATTTGTTTATGGGTAGCTTTAATACTGCCGCCTTAAGAGCCTCCATTACTACCTGATTGGGGTTGCACTCTTGCAGCGATACATCTGTATTGTACAGGTCGATCACGCTTGCCACGAATGAGTTGGAATTTGCCCCCAAAGCATTCTGAAATTGCTCCTTGACACTATCTGCCCCAAGAATGTTTTTTAATTTATCGATCGGTCGTGTTGAAACCGCTTTATTTTGTGCTGCCATAATAATTATTGTTGTTTATTAAATTCGGTAATTGCTATCTTTCGCTTGTCGATCTGGTTGCCATAGCCGTCAACCGCGACAATTACGATTGGTTCATTCTCATCGATGAGTAGCCTTACGGCTGTTTTTCCATCGAAGTCAATATCGAAAAGTCTGTTTTTAGTCATTTCACTGTTGGTTTGTCGTACGCCGGATCAACGTACAAGTTGATTATTTGAGTGAGTTCGCTCATTTCTGGGATATCAGTGGTTGACTCCCTGTTATCTATGAATATAGGAGCGTGCATCATCTCGTGGTTACTAATCGTTCTAATGATATCCAACCCCGCGTATATCTCTTGTGATCTACTGAATGAAGAGAAATTAATGCCGTCCATTGTAGCCTCGCAATCTGGCACTACCTGCCCATTTATTTGCTCCTTGAATAGCCTGAATTGAACTTCACCAAACAGCGTGTTAATCCGGTTTTCATATTCAGCGTTCTTAGCGTACTCGAATTGCTTCACGATGTACTCTTTACGCTCAATATCTGATAGTTCTTGATTTAACAGGGCCTTACGCTCATTCAATTCGCTGATATATTCTTGAAGTTTCTTAATGGCATCGCGAGCGTATAGCCTCTTTTTCAAGGAGTCGATTTCTGAGGTTAATTCTCGCTTACGAGCGGTAAAATCGGCTATTGACGATACCGAAGGCCTGTTATTAAGTTGTTTCTGCAACTCTTCTATTTTCTTCAAGTTTGCCTGATAGAGAATAGACTTTTCATGCTGTGGAGTCTTTGCTCTTAATACTGCTATCTCTTCTTTGATGCGATCAATTTCAGCCTGCTTGGCTGACACATCAGGTGCTTCTGGCACGTTAAGCATTTCAATCTCTTCATTAATGCCTACAAGCATTTCCTTGATCTTTATGCCTTCCTGCTTGTTCGCTTCCAACTTTTCAGCCTTAGACTTATTGAACGCTGCCTGCATATGTGCTTGTTTCTCTTCAATATCATGCTCCGGAAGAGATTGCTCGCATGTAGGACAGATCAATTCGTTTTCATCAAAGCTCAACGTTTCTGCACTGATCTTGACCCACTGCTCGCGAAGAGCATTGATCTTATCATCGTAAAAACTCTTACTTTGAGTAAGGCTATCAAGTCGTGCCTTCTTGGTTTTGTAATCACGCTCATCATCACCAATAGACATCAGGAGCTTACGAGCTGCACTCTCCTTCCTCTCTATATCATCCTGAAGTTGCTCTTTCTCTTGCCTTTCGATCTTGGCGTTGTCATTGTAGAAACCATTGATCTGTTCTTGTATTTCAGCAGCTGCTTTATTCTCGGATTCCAACCGCTTCGCTATATCAAGCATGGAGGCTTCAATTTCCTTTAGCGAGGTCTCCTTGTCAGAGATAGATGCCTGAATCGCGCCCCAGTCCTCTGATTCAGGCATGTTCCTGTTGGTTGTCTCTATCTGAACCGGTATTTTATCGATATCCTCCTTAAGCAGCCTCATCTTACTGGACAATTCCTTCTTGAAGTTTTCAAATGACAGTCCAGAGACCTCTTTTAGTATAGCCTTGAAATCCTCATTGTCACTTGCCACCTGTTCATTAGTCACTTCCGGAATTAACGAGAACAGAAGGGCCCTCTGTTGTTCTTTGCTTAGACTGGTGAAGTATAGAGGGTTGGTGATTGTCTTGAATAACTCTTCGCTGCACAAGCCAGCAACGAACTCGACGTATTCTTTTTTCTTAACCCCCACGTCGTTAATGTAATAGTCGGTAGTGTTCCCCTTGAACACTTCCTCATTTTCCCCATGAGGCTTAACCCATTCCTCACGGTATACACGCCCGAGTTTGATCTTTCTGTCTCCTGCAGAAATGTCTGCAGACACCTCCACATGTTCACGTTCGCTCCCTTGGGTTTTAAGCTCGTGATCTTGCCTTCCTTTATGGTCCTTCCCAAACAAAAGCCATAGCCATGAGTCATAGATTCTCGTTTTTCCAGACCGGTTCTTTCCGTATATGTTCAATACATCAAGAACGTAAAATTCCATATCTCTCAACCCCTTGAAGTTTCGAATGACAAGTTTGTTAATTGCTATTTGCATATCTAATTTGTTTTACTTGTGAAAAAAATCCTGAATAGCCCTGCTCCCGTATTCCCTTTTAGTCAGCTCGATCACCTCAGAGATGGTATACTTCTCTTTTTTCGATTTAAGCCTATTCTCGACGAATCCCCGTGTTCCCGAGCTGCACGCTCCTGTAATAACCCGGTACATTTCGATTGCCTCCTCGAAAGTTACTTCCGATTCGAGCGTCATGTTCTCGTAGTCGCTTTTATCCCGGTCTGATATTTTATATATCAGGTCTTTTTTAGCTTCTTCGAGCGTGTCCCCATGCGCCCATCTACCTCTCCCGTTCGTCACCAGATAGGTTATTTCTGTTTTGGCGATCTGTCGGATCCGGTATACATTGCCTCTTTGAGAGACTATCACGGAAAAGATATTATCCGCTTTGATATATCTTCTGTCTCGCCACGTGTGGAAAGTCGGAGCATTCCGGTTTACTTTACTCTCGTCAGTGATCCCCGTGCCATCGAGGTAGAGGTAGCCGCCCACGGTCAAGTTATCCGGCAGGGAAGTGATCCCCGTGCCCCTGATGTCGAGGGAGCCGCCCACGGTCAAGTTATCCGGCAGGGAAGTGATCCCCGTGCCCCCGAGGTCGAGGTAGCCGCTGTAATGTAGTTTTCCGTCTTTCTTTTCGAGAGTAACCCCTGCAATTCGTTCCAATTCTGTTTTCATATTTTTACGTGTTTAGTTCAATTGTATTTGCTATCTGTATTACTGCATTGAGGAGCGTGGAGGCTCGAACTCCATCAGCATATATGGTTAGCGCAACTTCCTCCTGTCTTACGACTATTAACCTCTGCATTGTCTCGTCTTGCTTACCGTCAACCGTTAGCGCCTTTTCGCTTCGCTCCACCGGTCTTTCCCGGTCGTCATCCACTTGCATCACACGTCTGCAATGCCAATCCTCTTATGGCCGATTATTCCCTTAGTTGCGGGGGACGGAATCGAACCGTCGAGGTTGGGGTTATGAATCCCAATTGAGAACCAACACTCTCCCCACATATGTGCAATCGTTTCGCAACGACCTTTATGCACTCAAATAAATTAAATCACCGTTTCTATTGCCGTTTCAAGTCCTTCGTTAAGGATGTAGTAGCCGACTATTCTTCCCTTCTCCCGCTTCGGCACGATGTTTTTGTACGGGAGGCCATTTTCCCTTGCCGTGTTGATCGCTATGTTCAAAAGGAAGTCTATCCTCGTCATGCAGCGACCATCTTTTGTTACCGGTTTTGTGATCATAGCAGCATCTTTACAATTTCAGTTATTATTAATGTCGCCAGCACTATGTTATGCGCAAGGCTACAAATCAAGCCCCAACGCACGTCTCATTTTACTTTGAGCTGAGCACTCACCATTATTGTAGGCAAGTTCCTTCTCATGGTTTACAATTGCATTAATCACACGCACAATATCATTACAGTGAGCTAATGCAAAATTAAAGTATAGTTCGTGGTTGCTATCCCAAAAACGTTTTGATTCTTCTTCGTAGAAGTATCCACATTTTTCTAAAATCTCTAAGTTTTTAATCGTTTCTTTATCCATCGTTTTTGTAAGTTACACCGCCCAGCGCATAACAACAGCTATAAAAAATAGTGGAGTCAGTGCCAGTTGGTAGGTTAATATTTCAATTTTACTGTATCTCATTTTGATAGTGTTGCGCTTCGGTTTCCGCTACTTTTCATAGCATTAAACGATAGCCGCCACAAAAGCCGCCGCCACGCATCGTTCTATCTTCTCCCTCATAGCCAATTCAGTATTGAGATCAACAGCATCGCCAAAGACCATCCACCGATAATCGAGAGAGTTATTTTTATTGCTTTTTTCATACCACTCTGTTTTTTTCAAGTAATCTATCAATACTCCTTTTATCATGCCAATACATTGAGCCTATCCTCGTAAAACTTATGCTTGCACTATCGCGCAAGCTTCTAAGTTTATCATCCTTGATATCCAAGTAAGCCTTTGCCTCACGAGAAGAGAGCCAAACTTTTTCTACAGGCTGCACTTTCCCTGCCCTCCTTCTCATGCTACCTCCTTAATAAATTTGTTCATGAAATATACCTGCCCTTTCGTGGTAACCTTTACCGTATGTTTCACGAATGAGCTGCTACCGACAGATATCACCTGCTCCGACACGAAGAACACCTTTAGATCAGCAGCTCTTTGCGTGGGCATGTAGTCATACTGGTAGGTTTGCTTCTTACTGCTCCAACGAGAGTTGCGAATAAGGAACCCACTATCAACCATCCAATCATATAATCTTACCTCTCCAATATCAATCCCGTTTTGACAAATAAGCTTAGCGAGATCTCTCATGAGGATATTCGTGCTTGCACCGGTCACGGCATTGGTGAAAGCAACAGCAGGTTTTTGCTCTTCAATCACTTTCTCCGCTTCAATTCTTCGCACCTGTTCATCTTTCCAATTTTGAGCCAACTGCAATACAGTATCAGGGTTAGAGAAGTCTATCAGACTGTTTCTCTTGATAACCTCCTCCATCCGGTTGAAGGCATCTATGTATTCTAATTTGAATTTTAACGCTTTTTTTCCTGTAAACCCCATCACAAGAAGGGAAAATCCATCACGTGTCATAATGTATACTCTATACGACTGCTTGTTTTGCGGGTGAATGTATTCAGTCTCATAAAATAGGTCTGCGGATTTTTCCGCAACCCCACTAATAAGCTCATCAATAGAGGCTAATACATCACGATGGTTCTTACCGAATTTTTCCGAAACAAGTAAACTTGTTGTTACTGGATTTCCTTTATCAGATCTAAATACTAATTCATTCATGCTATTTAGTGTTTGATTTATTTTATACGTGACACTCTTGTTTTATCAATAAGCCCATCAGTCGAAACAATATAGTTTCTACCCTTAGCATTAAGTCTTGTAGCTGCATTCCTAAGAGTTTCTGTTTTAATATCCTTATAGGAGATTGCCTGTGTTTCTCCGACTCTCATAGCTTTCAATGTACCTGCCGCTGATATTTTTTTCACAATAAATGCCGCCATTTTAAATAAATTTTATATTTTTGTTTCCTTGCTTTCATTTGATTGCATTGCAACCACCATTCTTATTGATGATGCAAATATAAGTATTCATTTGAATACCCAAAAGAAAAATAAAGGAAAAAGAACTCATTTGAATACAATTTATAATCATTCTAAATAATAAAAATAGGTAACAATATAATATACAGAAGGAAGCAATGAAAAATGAAATTGTAAAAAGAATTAGAGAGTTTGTAAAATCCAAAGGGATTACAATTAAAAAGTTCTGTGAGATCACGGGAATACCTGAGGCATCGTTTAAAACTATGGCTCAAAGAGGGTCTAATCCCAAGATTGAAATGATAGAAAGTATTATAAGCGCATTCCCCGATTTGGATTTAAATTGGTTGATCACTGGCAGCGGCGAGCAAATTAAATCTGATTCATCTTTGAAGGTGTTTGTTCCAGAAGATTTACCTAAAGAAGTGGGAAAATTATACCGTGCGCCCATATATGAATCATACCCGGTAAGCGCAGGGCTTCACGGGTTGGCCGCCATTAGAGAGGAGAAGCCTGATGGTTA